TTTTTTTTTTGGAATTTTTTTTTTGGAATTTTTTTTTTGCGCTAACAACCTCCTGCCGTTTTGCCCGTGCATATCGGTCACGAACAAATCTGATTACTAAACACAGTAGCCTGGATTTGTTCTATCAGTAATCGACCTTATTCCTAATTAAATAGAGCAAAATCCCCTTATTGGGGGTAAGACATGAAGATGCCAGAAAAACATGACCTGTTGGCCGCCATTCTCGCGGCAAAGGAACAAGGCATCGGGGCAATCCTTGCGTTTGCAATGGCGTACCTTCGCGGCAGATATAATGGCGGTGCGTTTACAAAAACAGTAATCGACGCAACGATGTGCGCCATTATCGCCGTAGTTCATTCGTGACCTTCTCGACTTCGCCGGACTAAGTAGCAATCTCGCTTATATAACGAGCGTGTTTATCGGCTACATCGGTACTGACTCGATTGGTTCGCTTATCAAACGCTTCGCTGCTAAAAAAGCCGGAGTAGAAGATGGTAGAAATCAATAATCAACGTAAGGCGTTCCTCGATATGCTGGCGTGGTCGGAGGGAACTGATAACGGACGTCAGAAAACCAGAAATCATGGTTATGACGTCATTGTAGGCGGAGAGCTATTTACTGATTACTCCGATCACCCTCGCAAACTTGTCACGCTAAACCCAAAACTCAAATCAACAGGCGCCGGACGCTACCAGCTTCTTTCCCGTTGGTGGGATGCCTACCGCAAGCAGCTTGGCCTGAAAGACTTCTCTCCGAAAAGTCAGGACGCTGTGGCATTGCAGCAGATTAAGGAGCGTGGCGCTTTACCTATGATTGATCGTGGTGATATCCGTCAGGCAATCGACCGTTGCAGCAATATCTGGGCTTCACTGCCGGGCGCTGGTTATGGTCAGTTCGAGCATAAGGCTGACAGCCTGATTGCAAAATTCAAAGAAGCGGGCGGAACGGTCAGAGAGATTGATGTATGAGCAGAGTCACCGCGATTATCTCCGCTCTGGTTATCTGCATCATCGTCTGCCTGTCATGGGCTGTTAATCATTACCGTGATAACGCCATTACCTACAAAGCCCAGCGCGACAAAAATGCCAGAGAACTGAAGCTGGCGAACGCGGCAATTACTGACATGCAGATGCGTCAGCGTGATGTTGCTGCGCTCGATGCAAAATACACGAAGGAGTTAGCTGATGCTAAAGCTGAAAATGATGCTCTGCGTGATGATGTTGCCGCTGGTCGTCGTCGGTTGCACATCAAAGCAGTCTGTCAGTCAGTGCGTGAAGCCACCACCGCCTCCGGCGTGGATAATGCAGCCTCCCCCCGACTGGCAGACACCGCTGAACGGGATTATTTCACCCTCAGAGAGAGGCTGATCACTATGCAAAAACAACTGGAAGGAACCCAGAAGTATATTAATGAGCAGTGCAGATAGAGTTGCCCATATCGATGGGCAACTCATGCAATTATTGTGAGCAATACACACGCGCTTCCAGCGGAGTATAAATGCCTAAAGTAATAAAACCGAGCAATCCATTTACGAATGTTTGCTGGGTTTCTGTTTTAACAACATTTTCTGCGCCGCCACAAATTTTGGCTGCATCGACAGTTTTCTTCTGCCCAATTCCAGAAACGAAGAAATGATGGGTGATGGTTTCCTTTGGTGCTACTGCTGCCGGTTTGTTTTGAACAGTAAACGTCTGTTGAGCACATCCTGTAATAAGCAGGGCCAGCGCAGTAGCGAGTAGCATTTTTTTCATGGTGTTATTCCCGATGCTTTTTGAAGTTCGCAGAATCGTATGTGTAGAAAATTAAACAAACCCTAAACAATGAGTTGAAATTTCATATTGTTAATATTTATTAATGTATGTCAGGTGCGATGAATCGTCATTGTATTCCCGGATTAACTATGTCCACAGCCCTGACGGGGAACTTCTCTGCGGGAGTGTCCGGGAATAATTAAAACGATGCACACAGGGTTTAGCGCGTACACGTATTGCATTATGCCAACGCCCCGGTGCTGACACGGAAGAAACCGGACGTTATGATTTAGCGTGGAAAGATTTGTGTAGTGTTCTGAATGCTCTCAGTAAATAGTAATGAATTATCAAAGGTATAGTAATATCTTTTATGTTCATGGATATTTGTAACCCATCGGAAAACTCCTGCTTTAGCAAGATTTTCCCTGTATTGCTGAAATGTGATTTCTCTTGATTTCAACCTATCATAGGACGTTTCTATAAGATGCGTGTTTCTTGAGAATTTAACATTTACAACCTTTTTAAGTCCTTTTATTAACACGGTGTTATCGTTTTCTAACACGATGTGAATATTATCTGTGGCTAGATAGTAAATATAATGTGAGACGTTGTGACGTTTTAGTTCAGAATAAAACAATTCACAGTCTAAATCTTTTCGCACTTGATCGAATATTTCTTTAAAAATGGCAACCTGAGCCATTGGTAAAACCTTCCATGTGATACGAGGGCGCGTAGTTTGCATTATCGTTTTTATCGTTTCAATCTGGTCTGACCTCCTTGTGTTTTGTTGATGATTTATGTCAAATATTAGGAATGTTTTCACTTAATAGTATTGGTTGCGTAACAAAGTGCGGTCCTGCTGGCATTCTGGAGGGAAATACAACCGACAGATGTATGTAAGGCCAACGTGCTCAAATCTTCATACAGAAAGATTTGAAGTAATATTTTAACCGCTAGATGAAGAGCAAGCGCATGGAGCGACAAAATGAATAAAGAACAATCTGCTGATGATCCCTCCGTGGATCTGATTCGTGTAAAAAATATGCTTAATAGCACCATTTCTATGAGTTACCCTGATGTTGTAATTGCATGTATAGAACATAAGGTGTCTCTGGAAGCATTCAGAGCAATTGAGGCAGCGTTGGTGAAGCACGATAATAATATGAAGGATTATTCCCTGGTGGTTGACTGATCACCATAACTGCTAATCATTCAAACTATTTAGTCTGTGACAGAGCCAACACGCAGTCTGTCACTGTCAGGAAAGTGGTAAAACTGCAACTCAATTACTGCAATGCCCTCGTAATTAAGTGAATTTACAATATCGTCCTGTTCGGAGGGAAGAACGCGGGATGTTCATTCTTCATCACTTTTAATTGATGTATATGCTCTCTTTTCTGACGTTAGTCTCGTAACTGAACGAAAAGCAACGACATAAAACATTATCGTTAATACCCAGATCCGTGTCGTGTCACCGTCGGGCACGACTTCGCAGCAGAGCTGCGCCGTGACAGAAGCAGTTCTGCATCATCCGGCAACCGCTCTACCTCGCGAGACGGATGGACCCTGAATTGGCCTCTGACACTACAATATTGCAAACAAGAAGCTTGTCTCGAACAACATGTTATCTAACCCCGACCTCTGATAAAAACAACAACCGATTGAACACAATAGTTGGGAATTTTCGGTCGATTGTTTTCAGGAAGCAAGCCGGAAACCCCGTCTAACGGATTCCCTCGAACAATACTGTCGAACAGTGGTCTCAAACCTCAGTTTGGCCTCATTTAGCCCAATTTCGTGACAACGAGTGCGCAAGTGCGCGCGCGCACCAGTGCGCCTGTGCACGTGAGCGCATGCGCGTGTGGCGCTGGGCTGGTGCGTCGTGCCTGCGCGTTGGCGCGTGCGTGGTGCGCCCCGTGTGCGCGCATGGGTGCGCAAGCTATTGTTCGACAAGATCAGAGCCCGGCTTGGGCCAAAATTGACGAAAGCAGATGAACAAAAACATTTTGGCCGTGGTAGCAGTAACATGGTTTTAATCAGAGGTTGGGGTTAACATATTTGTGCGAAACGTCGATAAGGAAACCTGGGCGTGTTATGTTGCTATGGATTCTGGGCAGGCTTGGGAGCGGCCCGGGAAAGGTTCAGGGAACTGAGCTCGTGAGAGGGCCTGGTAAGGTCGCGAACTGGCTGGGAGAGGTCCGGGAACGCTTCCTGGGGTGCGCTGCAAACCCGCGCTTGGGCCTCGAAGCTAGGAGGTAGAGCCCCGCCTCCTGCGAGGGGGCAAGCCCTGCCTCCTGTCAGGAGGCATGATGCCTCCTGGCAGGAGGCAGGATCGTGCCACGGGCAGGAGGCAGGCTTCTGTCTCCTGGCATGGACAGCATCCTGCCTTGTGCAGCGGGGCAGCATGTCCCCTCCCCGCAGAGGACAGGATGCTGCCTCCTGCCCAGAGGCAGAATCCAGCTCCCCGGCAGGAGGCAACATCCTGCCTCCTGGAGCAATACGTAACTGAACGAAGAATATTGACAAAAACCAGTTACGTATTGCTGGGGTGTGGAAGTGGGGTGTAGGGTGTAGGGTGTGGGGGTGTGGGGTGTGGGGTGTGGGGAGCTTTTTCAGTAAACAGTAAACATGAAAAACTCACATCTGATAACTGATAACTTGATAAAGTAGGTGGGTGGAATTAAATATAAGATGAACGTAGGTTGGGTTGAAAGTATGAAACCCTGAACGTTCCTGAAGACCTTACCCACTGATAACTGATAACTGATAACTGATAACTGATAACTGAGCCAAGGCTGACGGCTAATATTGATATCTATCGCGATTTAGGACTAGGGTGGCATTTTTAGCGACAAAATCAATAATTTTTTTGGCCAGTATCAGCATAGCCTGGCCGCTTCTATTCCTTCCAAACCGGGAGAGGAATTCACCTCGATAACCACAGGCCCATGATTAGACCGTAATAAGTCCACACCCGCAACCCGTAAACCCATGGCGTTCAGCTGGCCGATAGCCGTACTGCGTTCCTCTGGGGGTTAATTTTACCTTTTCTGCTTTGCCACCGCCGGCTAAAGATTAGAACGAAAATCCCCTTCGGCCACCTGTCGCTTCATCGAGGCTACCACTTTTCCATCGATGACAAAACAGCGCAGATCTGCGCCACTGGCTCTCTTTAATATACTCTTGTACTAGAATATTAGCCTCTAATTGCCGAAAAGCTTCAATAACTGACTTGGCCGCTTGGTCGGTTTCCGCTAAGACTACCCCAATTACCCTGGGTTCCTTCTAATAATTTAATCACCAGAGGGGTGCCGCCGACGGTTTCGATTAAACCATCGATATCTTGAGTTGCGTGAGCAATTCCCGTCGCCAATTGGTAGACCTATCCCTTCCCGAGCGAGGATTTGCAGACAACGCAATTTATCCCGCGACCGAGAAATTGCTTGCGAGTCGTTGGTAGTAAAAACATTCATCACCTCGAATTGTCGGACGACTGCGGTTCCATAGAAGGTTTTTGAGGCGGCAATGCGGGAATAATCGCATCGAAACTCTCCAAGGGTTTACCGTTATAAACAACCGTCGGGTTTGTGGGAGGTGATGTTCATGTAACAGCGCAAATAATTGATCACTCGTACCTCATCGCCTTAGGCTTCTCCCGCTTCTTTCAGTCGCTTGGTGGAATAAAGAGAAGCATCTTGCGGATAAAATAGCGATTTTCATAAATTTTCGCTTAAATATTGCTTTTACAACTGAATAGCTCCTTATTTCCCCATATTGACTTTTTTTGCTGGCAACTCATAAAATTTCTGCTCTCGATCGAAGTCCATCGATTATTATGGCGCTGACAGTTCCCTTTGAACAGTTGGGTTAGGTGAAAAGTAGAAAAGATCAAGCTTAAGACTAGATTGATTTTTGTCGTCAGGCTAAGTTTAAGTTATAGTTTTAACTATTTAATTGACTAACAAAGACTAGAGAAGGAGTAAAGGTAAAAAGGGTGCATCTCAATTTGGTCGAAATATCTATATTACATTTGGGCGCACGGGATGCGCCCCTACCATTGGCGCAATAATATTATTGTAGGGGCGAAGGCAATTCGCCCTCTTTTAATAACTTCTGCTGCTCTCACCTATATGTGAGAGAAAGTCACAAATAGGAGATACACCAGGTAAAAAGATGTCAATTAATGAATACAATTTTGTTACGGTTTCTGCCTAGGAATGATCGATCGGTTAGAATGGTAAGACGCTCAACGATAACAATTATGACTTTACTAGCGAAATCTTTAGAGGAACTGACCGACTGGGTAAAAGACCAGGGACAACCCGCTTACCGGGGTAAACAATTACACCAATGGCTATATGAAAAAGGGGTGCATTCTTTGGCGGATATTTCCGTATTCCCCCAAGAATGGCGCAGCAAGCTGGCAGACTATCCTATCGGTCGTTCCCTTATACATTATCGCAGTGTAGCACCCGATCGCACTCGTAAGTATCTTGCTAAAACTGGCGGATGGTTTAATTATCGAAGCGGTGGGAATTCCCAGTGAAAAAAGATTGACAGTCTGTGTTTCTTCGCAAGTGGGTTGCCCGATGGCCTGTGATTTTTGTGCCACGGGAAAAGGGGGTTTTACTCAGTAATTTAAAGGCGTATGAAATCGTTGACCAAGTATTAACAGTACAGGAGGATTTTCAGCAGCGAGTTAGTCATGTGGTATTTATGGGGATGGGCGGAACCTTTATTAAATATCCCCGAAGTGGTGACAGCAATTCATTCCTTGAATCAAGATGTGGGTATCGGTCAGCGTTGTTTAACTATTTCTACCGTGGGATTACCCCATAAAATCAAGCAACTAGCGGCACATAATTTGCAAGTAACTTTTGCTGTTAGTCTCCATGCTTCTAATCAACAAGTTCGAGCTAAATTAATCCCCAGTGCCGACCATTATCCTCTAAGTAATCTGATCCAAGACTGTCAGGAATACGTTCAAATCACGGGACGAAGAGTGACATTTGAATACATTCTTTTAGCGGGAGTGAATGATTTACCCGAACACGCAAGGGAATTAGCCAAACTGGTGAAAGGTTTTCAATCTCACGTCAATCTCATCCCCTATAATCCTATTCAAGAGGTGGATTATCAACGGCCTGATCAGAAGAGAATTAAGGCTTTTAAAACTATTTTAGAACAGGAAAAAGTCGCCGTTACTGTCCGTTATTCGAGAGGGTTAGCGACCGATGCGGCCCGTGGACAATTGCGATCAAGTGTCCTGATCGAATAAACTTAATTTGTTCACTACTCCATCATCAGTTTTCTCTGTTATAATTAGAGTAACAGAGGAGTTTTATTGGTGTTTTTTGTTAATAATTGTAAAATTTAATCAAGATCAGGATGGTTATTGAGTAACACCTCAACAGTAGGGCAAATAACTGTTAAGTGTGCTTCTTTAACTAGCGGTTTTGGTTGTCCTGCCTTAAGTAATTAATTGTCAGCCGCAGTAACTCGACTATTGGTAATTTCTTCGAGTTCTGGGGTAAGGATCGATGAAAAGTAAAATATTAGCAATTTGCAGCTCTCAGGAACTTTAGCGGTTTTGAATTGTTTTCCTCGGATAGCTTATAGTCAACCGCTACTTGTCAGCCAAGAACCAACCACACCCACCTTGATTCGTAATTGATGATGACGAGATGGCACAACTTCCCATACCTGTTCGTCAAGGATTGGAACTGTATCTAGCGGGCAATAGTGCTGGTGCAGTTGATGTGTGGGCAGATAGCATGATTAAATTCGCCAAGGATCTATGTAGGATTTTTTTGAATTGGCCAGAACAAGCTAGAAGCGAAGTACAGGGTTGGGATGAATTACGTTTGAAAATGAAAAAATTTCTCAAACAATACGCTCAAAGTGGCGCTTGTAAACAATGTGTTTTTCTGCAAGAACTTATCTATCCCCAGAATAAGTTTTTAAGACGTTTTTTCTTGAAACTTCGCCACGAACAAGATTCTTTGTTTGTAGAGTTTATCACTTTACAGACCCCTAAAGGAGTGTACATTACCCATATTCACTTCTATCGGAATCTTCGAGAAATCATCAGGGATGATAAAGTAGTACGACATCAATCGACTACCCTAGATCAGGGTGGTGGCGTTGCGACTTATCAGCAGGCTTATCTTCAAACAATTAAAATATGTGATCAACTAATCCCATTCAGGAGGTGGATTATCAACGGCCTGATCAAAAAGAGAATTAAGGCTTTTAAAACTATTTTAGAACAGGAAAAAGTCGCCGTTACTGTCCGTTATTCGAGAGGTTTAGCGGCCAATCCGGCCTGTAAACAATCGGAACGAGCGTCATGGTAAAATAAACAACCGTAAATCGGCCATTAACTAGATTGCTAGTCTCACCGCCAGGCTAAACTAGAGAAGCAATACGTAACTGAACGAAGAACATGGAAAAACATTAGGATTGTTGTGATAAATTTATTAAAATTTTATTGTGGGAAGAAATTAAATCAGCCTTATTTTATTATTTTATTTTTTATAAATCGAAAATTTTCCTTCAAAATTGGGCAAACTTTACCAACATTATCAAAAAACCATTCAACATTAATATAATTATCTTTGGGAATTTTACGTTTTGCTTCCTTATCTTGTTTTTTGTAATTTTCTATCTTTTTCTTGAAATAGCTAGAAAGTAAATTATCATCATCGGTTGGTTCTTCATAATCGTAAAAAGTTACATTGTTTAAATCTGTCGCATCTGCTAATTGCCGTGTATAACCACTCGTTGGTAACTCTATGATATTTCCAATCAAATATAGTTATTGGTTTTTTAATTGATTTACCTTGTAATGAGTGACATGTTCTGGTATAAGAATAGATAAAATTACTTCTGATTGTTTCTATTGGTATGCCCCATTCACCGTCTAATGTTATATGGGTGGGGCTCACTTTTGTTACAGTAAATTTGAAATTTGTATTAAAAACATGCTTATACAAGGTGAAATCGTTTCCTACAAATTAAAATATCTCCTTCTATATATTCATCTTGGATCTTCAAATTCTTTCTTACTCTTAGACTTACAGATTTACAAGTTGCATTCTTATAAGCTATATTATCCTCATTTGTAACAACATTAATTACTTTGGAAATACTTTCTAATTAGTTTTCTCTGCTTTCTTGAGATTTACAAGTTAAGGTTTTATCAAAGATCTTCATAGCTAAAGCTTTTTGATTTGGATCCTTAATTCTTTTAATATCTTGTAAATATATTTTGATGAGTAAATATCTGATCTGCACAGTAATTTAAGTAAGTCTTATAATCAAACTGATTGGTTATGTCGATAGGTTTTAATTGTAGCAATACGTAACTGTAACGAAGTAGCATCCGCATAAAACCTTACTTACGTATTGCTGGGCACGGCGCTGATCGCCTCGGGCACCTCGGCGTTGAACCAGTGGTACGAGCACCAGAGCGATGCTCTGATGCGGCGGAGAACGGAGAAACGACCGATCCCCGCCGGGGCGATTACGCCGCGCAACGCGCTGCTGTTTGGCTTCGTGCTGTCGTGCGTGGGCTACTTTCAGCTCTCGGTCTGGGCTGCAACTGGCTGACGGCGGGTCTCGGACTGCTCACCGAGTGGATTTATCCGTCCGTCCAGACCACCGCTCAAACAGCGGTCGCCGGCCTCGACCACGATCGGCGCCGTGCCGGGCGCGATGCCGCCGCTGATCGGCTTTGCGGCGGCGAGCTGGGGAGGGTTGACCATCGAGGCTTGGGCCCTGTTCGCGATCATGTTCCTATGGCAGTTTCCGCACTTCTACGCGATTGCGTGGATGTACCGGGACGACTATCAACGGGGCGGCATCCGGATGCTTCCGGTGGTAGAGCCGGACGGTGAGGATCGACAGGGTCCGGCAGATGATGCTGTTTTCGCTGGCGCTGATTCCGGTGACGCTGCTGCCGCGGGTGCTCTCCATGACCGGCAACTGGTACGTCGCCGGGGCGCTGGTGGGTGGCCTTGTCTTCTTCTGGTACTGCACCCGAATGGGTGAACGATCGCAGCCTGCTGCGGGCGCGGGCCGTGCTGCTGGCCTCGGTGATCTATCTGCCGGCGTTGTTCGGGCTGCTGATCTCTCGACCGGCCCCCTGCTGATGGTTGCCGCTGAATCGATTACGGGCGCACTGGACGGCGCACGGCGGGCGCTCGATGGGGTGTCGCTGGCGGTGGCCGCCGGGGAGTGGCGCGGGGTGACTGGGGCCAGAACGGCGGAGGCAAATCGACCCTGTTCCGGGGTGCTGGCCACGCTACTGCCGGGCCGGACGGAGGGCGGTTGCCCGTGGCGGGCGAGACGGGCGGCGGAGCGGATTCGCGCTCGGATTGGCGCGCGGTGTTTCAGAGCCAGAGCCTGGACCGGCACGGCGGCTGACGGTGGCGCAGAACCTGGAGGCGCAGGGGAACCTGTATGGACTGGCGGGCGCGGTGCTGGCCGGGCGGACGGAGCGATTGCTGCGGCCGCTTCAGTTGACCGGCAGGGAGCACGAGCCGGCGGAGCAGCTTTCGGGGGGTCTGGCGCGGCGCGTGGAGATTGCCAAAGCGCTGCTGCAGCGAACCGGCCGGTGCTGCTGCTCGATGAGCCGACGCACGGGGCTCGACCCGGCGGCGCGGCGGGAGTGGCTGGATCTGTTGACGGCGCTGCGGCGGGAACGGGAGTTGACCGTGCTGATGACAACGCATCTGCTCGACGAGGCCGAGCGGTGCGACCGCCTGACGCTGCTGCACGAGGGCCGGGTGGCGGCGGGCGGAACGCCCGGCGGCGTTGAAGGGCGAGGTCGGGGGCGATGTCGTGGAGTTCGGCACGGCCGACCCGGCGCGGGTGGCGGCGCGGTATGCCGAGGCGAGCCCGGTGGCGGGAGAGGGTCGGGCGCGTTTGTGACCCCGGGAGGAGCGAGGTTCGCCGCGCATGGGGCCGATGTGCTGCCGGGGGTGATCGAGAGTATCGCGGTGCAGAGGCCGACGCTCCAAGGATGTCTTTTCCGCCACACGGGGGCGCGGCTATGAAGTTCCGGCTGGCGGCGTGGGCGCTGGGGCGGCGGAAGTTACAACGCTTTTGGGGGGAGCGGTCGCGGGTGGCGGTTATGTGGCCTCGCCGCTGCTGTTCTGGGGGTGGTGGTGGGTTCAGGGTTTGGCGATCTGGAGTACTTCTTTGCCGGGGCGCTGACGATGACGGTGATGTTTTCGGCGATGTTCGATGATGTCGCTGATTGAAGACCCTGGCGGGGAGGGTTTTTTGTTGTCGGTGCTGGTTTCGCCGCGCTGCGGGTGGCGATTGTGCTGGGCAAGGTGGGCGGGCGGCGTTGTTGTTGGCGTGGCTGCAGGGTTGATCGTGCTGGGCGGGTGTTTTTTACCTCGCTGCGCCACGATGCGGCGGTGCTCCTCGCGGGGGTGGCGGGGGCGCTGCTGTTGACGGCGCTGTTGCTGACGGTAGCGGTAGTTACGTGGTGGCGTGGCGGCTAATTTCGACGCAGGCGTTTCATGCGGTGATCAACCTGCTGCTGGTGCCGGCGTGGATGCTGTCGGCGACCTTCAACCCGGCGTTGTCGTTTGCCTGGGTGCGCGGGTTGATGCAGGTCAATCCGCTGTATTACGCGCAGAGTCTGGTGCGGGCGTTTCTGGTGGACGGCGGGCAGGGCCGGACGTGCGGGTTGCGGTGGCGGTTTTGGTGGTGAGCACGCTGCTGGCGGGGTGGCAGCGGTTCGGGAAGTGACGCGGTGCGGTTGGCTGGCGACGGCGGCGTTGGGGCTGGCCGGGTGTCAGCGTCGGCGCCGTTGCCGGTACTGGCCACGGTGCCCGAGTTTTTGCTGGTGGATGAGACGGGCGCGCCGTTTGCGGGCAGCCGGTTACCTGCCGGCATCTGGGTGGGGGCGAACTTCATGTTCACCTCCTGCGCGGCGACCTGCCCGCGGCAGAGTACGCTGCAGCGGCTGCAGCGGGAGAAGCAATACGTACCGAACGAAGTACATCCGCAAAACCATTACGATCGTCATCCCCAGATTCCGTCGTAATGATGATGGTATTCGCCGTCTGCTGCTTGCACCAGCCCACCATGAGTTCGGTGGAGCAGACCACATCGGCCAGCATCCGCACGGCCTCCGTGCACTCCGGGTGGGCCACCACCGCGTTCGCCGCGGATACGCCCGACGTATCCGCGGAATGGCATTCGGCGTCAACTCCACGTGCACGTAGCAATTCCCCGGCCAGACCGGCATCGGCCGCCCCGTCTGCTCGGACACCCAAGCGCCAAGGTTCTCGTCCGGGACGAAGAGCGAATCTGCCGGTCGGCGGTGCATCGCGGCCGACGATCTTCGTGGCGTTGCCGCTGGTGACAGATCACGTCTCGCTGAGCGCCTTCACGGCGGCGCTGCAGTTGATGTAGGCGACGGCGTAGAGAGCTGGGGATCCGTCGGCCTTGAAGCGGCGGCGAGCTTGTCGGCCGGACACGAGTCGGCGAGCGAGCAGCCGGCGGCGCGGGTCGGGCAGGAGCAGGCGCCGGCTTGTTCGGGTTCAGGATCTTGGCCGTCTCGGCCATGAAGTGCACGCCGCAGAACACGATGGTCGACCTCGTCGCTCGGTGGCGGCGGCCTTGCGGGCCAGAGCTCGAGCGAATCGCCGACGTAGTCGGCGACGCCTTGGATGTCCTCGCACTGGTAGTTGTGCGCGAGGATGAGGGCGTCCTTGGCCTTCTTGAGGGCGATGACTTCCTGCTGCAGTGCGGGAGCAGGGGCGTCCCGCCGGCGGCAGGGAGGGAAGACGGAGGCGGTCGGGTAGGTGATCATGGGCGGGCGGGTTTGCGGCGCGGGCAACGCTCGTTGAGGCAGGAAGCGGTGACCTGGAGTTTCTGGGGAAAGGGGCGCATGCCGTGCTTGGCGGCGACGGCCTTGCCGTACCAGCAATACGTAACTGAATGAAAGCAGTAACATCAGTTTGGCTTACCTATTGCTGAGAGCGAGAGTGAGGGTGAGAGTGAGAGTGAGAGTGAGAGTGAGAGTGAGAGTGAGAGTGCGAGTGCGAGTGCGAGTGAGAGTGAGAGTGAGAGTGAGAGTGAGAGTGAGAGTGAGAGTGAGAGTGAGAGTGAGAGTGAGAGTGAGAGTGAGAGCGAGAGAGTGAGTGAGAGTGAGAGTGAGAGTGAGAGTGAGAGGGAAGTGAGAGTGAGAGTGAGAGTGAGAGTGAGAGTGAGAGCGAGAGCGAGAGCGAGAGCGAGAGCGAGAGCGAGAGCGAGAGTGAGAGTGAGAGAGAGAGCGAGAGAGAGAGAGAGAGAGAGAGAGAGAGTGAGTGAGCAATACGTAACTGAACCAAGGTCAAAATTTAACGTATTGCTCAATCTGTCGGACGAGGACGGGTCCAATGGGGAGATTTTAGCAGCCAGGTCTTGGTTTTCATTCCGGAGATCCACCTCAAGATGGCGGGCGTCGAGAAACTCGCCCGCGGACAGTGGGTTTTTTCCACAAGGGCATCGCAGGGGCTACGGTTGACGTGGACATCCAGCAGGAGAGAAATTCTCATCCTGCGGAACTGGCCCAGGCCGAGGCGGGATCTTTCTGCTGTGTCCACGCAGATGACCTTGCCGTCCGCGGGCTGACGAGCAAGACGTAACTGAACCAGGTCACCATTACGTATTGCTCATGCCTTCAGTCCCTATAAGAAGATCAACAATATCATCGGTTTTATCCTTCACGAATTTCTACTGGTGCCGTATTTCTCATGGCAGTATAGTCACGGGAAACACCATAAATATACAAATCATTTAGTATATGGTGAAACTCATGTGCCATTTACCAAGAATGATCTTTTTAAATATATTTATAGATTATATTGGTGATTCGGGCTTCATCTTACTCCACATCATAGTCTGAATTATTTTTCGGTTGGTTCGTGTATTTGTTTTTCAATGCATCAGGGGGTAGAACACAATCGGACTTAAGAACAGAGAAGAATTACTGAAAAGGTCTATCGCACTTTAACCCACTATCGCAGATATTCCCTGAAAGTTTGTTTTACTATGTATGTTTAGATACACAGCAATACGTAACTGAACGAAGAGCATCCAAAATTACGTATTGCTGTAAATGTGATACTTATTGTCGCCGGCAGCCAGTACTCCGTCGGCGGGTTCGGGCGTACCCGAGGATTTCGGGCGCTGTGCGTCTCGATCCGGCCTGAGATAACCGTTGAAATACCGGCATTTTGTCCGCCTGAAACACTGTGAAATTGCCCGAATCTCATACTCGCCATCCTGGAAACCTTCAGTGTTCCATTGTACGATTTTGAACACATCGTTATCCAGTTCGGCTCTGGGCACATTGGCGATATTAATCCAGGCACCGTCGCCCTGCTTTCTGCGATACTGCACACGCAGCAGTTCCAGATCAACATCATTTCGATTGAATTCATTGAGCGTAATAAATACAATATTGCCATCTGCGGGGGTCATCACCCAGTTTTGCAGCGGGAAGCCGATATCAATCGGACTGCAGGGCTCAAGGAAGTGAACATCCAGATTAATTGCTTTGTAAAACGGTGCAGGAGGGAAATCGCCATTGCCCAGGGCATCATAGCGGGCTCCTTCGCAGTCAGAAACGGCATAGAAAGTCAGATTGTTGTAATCATACTCGACGGGGCCGCGCTCGATAGTGACAACTACCTCCTGCGACTGCCCGGAGCAATCTGAAAAGTGCCATCTACTCTGTTTTCACCCTGTACCTTGACAATTGCTCCATCGGGATTCGTAGTATTATTCAGCGTCAGCGTGTAGTAACGCGTCTGTCAGTCTGGCTCACGTTACCCACATTGAATTTGAAAACAGCCTTGTCATTTTCTGTTACATTGGTAGCTACCGTTTTGTCCACCGTCAGGGTCAGACCGTCTCGGGTACCGTATTCTGCTCGTACGGACAGGAGGAATTGCCGGAGATTGTTCTAAAAACGGGAGTGCCATATACCTTGTCCTGCAGGACATCCACAGTAAATACATCCTTGATATCATCATCGGCGAGTGTGTAACCTACTGTCTGGGAATCGGTTTCAGTGCTGCTGTATTGAGTAGAAACACCCATATCAATTTGCATACCCAGTTTAAAGGATGCCCCTGTACCGTTGAAGAAGAAACCCAGATCGGCCGCGACACTGGCTGAAATATCCACGCCGAACTCATAGGAAGTAGTCTTTGTATTCTCGATCGTGGTGGAATTTTCGTACGTCACACCAGCATCAAATGTCAGATTTTTCTCGAAAACAGCTGCATCTTTCAAGTTACGGTTCCGCTGGAGTATATCCCGCCACTGATTGGCTGATGTCGTATCTCTCCACAAACTCCAGATTCGGGATGACCACTTTCTTGATCTGGTAGCCCGAATACAGGAATGTAGAGGCAAATTTATCGGGGAAAACCACCAAATCCGGCTTGATAAAATAACTGCAGGTGGGCGTATCATAGCGCAGATCATCGGTTATACCAAAAAGCAAATTCATGGCACCGCCTACGAATACAGCAATACGTAACTGAACGAAGTACACCACAAAAAACCATTACTTATTGCTAAAAACAGTCAGTTTACCTTTATTGTATTCTGTTTCGTCATGGCATTGGGAGTGGGTTCCCTGTCTCTCTCCGCATGCCCAGGGCCGAAGATCCGAAGTTCACGCCCCCCGGTTTCACGGTAGCTGTGGTTTATCCGGTGCAGGGCCCGCAGAGATAGAGAAAAAGATAGCCGATCCCGCTGGAGGCAAAACTCGGTGCCCTGGAAAAACAGGACCGCATGTGTCTCTGGTTCCCCCGAACGGCTTCATGCTCCTCACCATTGAGTTTATACACGGCCAGGATCCGGACAAGAAATACGAGGAAATTGTCAGGGAAGTCAATGCCATCCGTCAGGAACTCCCGCAGGATATCTACCGGATAGAAATACGAAAAATTCTCGTCGTCGGATGTGGCCATCCTGCAGGGCGCGCTTGTGAGTGAGAACGCATCGTGGGCCGACTGCGAGAGAGGCCGAACGGCTGGAAGAGGAACTGGAGAAACTGGACGGAATGGAGGTGCCGACGTACTGGCAACTCCGGGTCGGGAAATTCGCGTAGCCCTAATCTGCCCCGGATGGCGGCGGAAAATCTGCCGGTTTCGAGGGTGCTGGGTGCCATACAAAGCGAAAACGTGAGTATCCCTGGCGGCCTCGGTGGATAGGCACCAGAAAATTTTTCGGTGGAAACCAGCGGCGATTACGAAAATATTGACCAGATCAGGCGTCACATATATCGATGTGACATCAAAGTACTCCTTGATGTAACGATCTTTGACAGAGGCAAAGCAAATCTTCTTGTCTGGCGTACGGCCAACCATGATCGGCAATGTGGCGAAGCCACCCAAGGAAGTGAATGCCGTGCGATCAATCAGGTATTCGCTACTGCGCATTCATGCAGATATGTTCCCAAACCTAGCATGTTAGCAACGAATGCTGGAAGTGCCAAAAGAGTATTCACCACTTAGCATCGTTAGTTCGCCAGTCGGATCCGCAAGTCGTCCGCTAACCTCCTCAAGCTGACTCAAACACGTCCAGCTTCCCACCAACGCAAACTCCCGATAGGAAACTGCAAGAAGATCTCCCGCTGGAGAAACTGCCAGATAGCCCTGGAGAAACAATTAACGGCGTACGTATTGCGGAACCGGTCTCGATGTTGATGCGTCCTGTAGATACCTCGCTTGGCCAGATACCGAATTTTGCTTCACATGACTGAGAACATAAACATATGGATCATTTACATTGGAACTCGAAGCGACGGAAACAATTGAGCTCTCCTTTTTCCAACTGAATCCTTGATATAGGCTCGCCTGTGGCAGCATCTACGACATACAGCACGTCATCATGACTTCCGGGTAAAGACGAATAGATTCTCATCCTTCGTGGGTTTGTAACAAACTGCTGAGACGCAGTCCTTTCACGGCATAGCTCCTTACGGGAGCAATCTTCTTAGCAGCCAATGAACTGGCTGAGTATGCGAGAAAGCCATGTTGGTCGTCGCTCATCAAGAGTGTCCATCGAGCAGGATCATAGGCAGTTCGCCATGGATAGTCGGGAAGATCTACTTCGATGAGACTGCTAGTTTTCTTGACCTGCTTCGATTCAGTAGCTACTGCTTCAGCGGGCGGCTGGGGAAGTTCCGGTCGTTCATTTTCAAACGTGTGAGAGCTACCGAGATCGCTATACGACGGGGGGTACGCATCACGACTTGGCAATCAGCTCGTCCTAAAGTCTTCATCTGAGCCGAGTGTTCGACTCACAGTGCTCTTGATGCTTTTTACGATCCAACACCGCTTCATCGATTTTTAAGGTGTAGGAATGCGACCCTTTTCCTATTCGCTCGCGAGGGGGTTTAGTAGTTGGACTTGACCCGCCAGTTCCGTTTGCTAGGTTTCCCGATGAGTCGTTAGTGCTACTCGTAGTAACGTGGCCCCTTTTTCTGTTTAGCGCTCCGGTTGTCACGAGAAAAACCATCGAAACCGAGCCTAATCCTAAAGTCACCAGAACTATTCCAGCGACCGCCCAAACCACGGTCCTGATGGATAACTTTTCATCGGATTTCGTCTCCGCAACGGCCGTCGTCGCAGGCTTGCGAGGCAAAGCAGAAGGATACGATACCGGTTCAGTTAAGGCAGAAGCATTGTTTGCATTGGAAAACGCAAATGAATCATTTTCTGGAAGCTCATCAAAGCCCGCAGGAACGGAACGAGAGCTTGCGAAATCGAAAGCTCCACCAAACACAACAGCAGTTTCATCATCTACTTCTTCTGCTTCAACGACGTCGACGTTGTCTACAATATCGGTCGGATCTGCGATGGTAACAATAACACCACACTTGGGACAACGTACGCTTTTCCCAGCAAGCGAATCTCAGCGCTCAAAGAGTGACCATTCGAGCAAGTGACCTTGATTGTCATGTTCAGCTCGTAAAGATGAGAAATGAGTAGAATGAAGGCGTGATAAGATGCGATGCTTAACCGCCAACTTTGTATACATTATCGTTTGTGAACAAGAAGATGGTTATAGTATAAGTCTCGTCAACTGATTACAAGCTTTTCCCTTTTAAACTTAGGATGTTGCCGAATGAAGTACTGGATTTTCGGCTTATTGCTCTTTACTGCTTCTGTTTCTTGCGGACAAAACAGCACAAAGCCGACCGACGTGTTACACCGCTTATTTCCTCTGCTGGCAAGCCGAAAGAGCCAGCAACTCCGTTTGCAGAGTTTCGTTTGATTCCGATGCCTATCCAGGTCGCTGGCTGTTTCTGTCTCGACTTCCGAAGACTCGCTCTTCGCATGGGGTGTAAATGAGGCCAAGGAAAGTGACTCTCTCCTAAGGTCTAATCGGTAAGATTTTGGCAGAGACAATCACTCAACACCAAATCGTCTCTGCCCAACTGAACTTATCACATGTTTACCTTAATATTCCTGGGCAATCCAATAATCTGATCCAACTGGATCGAGCGAATCTCAAGGAAACTGAGGTAACAACAAGCATAAAAGGGTGGCCAGAAGTTATCAATGAGCACTTGATTTGTTCAAGATCGGAAGACAACTGCTTGCTTCTACCAACTCTGAAGAAATTCATTTTTATCTCCGATCAAGATAATCTGACGAAGCGATTACATGGCGATGCGAAGTTTGGAAATTGCGTTTCTGGATTCCTCTGGCGTGATATCTTTTGGACACACGACTTGCAGCCGAAGTATTTGCTTGGCCCGTCCATCTTTCGGTCACTACACGGGATGTCTCTAGTCGAATCAAATGCGAATTGATTGTCTCGGACACGTGTTATTCTCGCGACTCCCTGCGGCGGCAAACTTCATGCCGAACCAACGAATGAAACCCGCCCTACTCAGGCCTGATCAGCAACTGTCGTTTTGTGACCCATATTCGTATGAAAACATCAAGTCCTACAGTAATATTCCAGGGACTCTCGTGGCAACTTCCAGTCGCTACGCTTTTGTTTTGCATGAGGGAAAAATCAACCTGATTCCGGTTCCAGATATTCCAGACCCGCCTCATTAGAACCGTTGAATACTACCTGGACCATCACGCATAAAGGCCCCACTAAATTCAGCTATCGGCTTGAAGGCGCGTATCATTACAGAATGGAATCACTGGCCTACCATCGGGAGTCCGCAGCTTAGACCTGACTTCCGAAACTGGTGACTTTGAAGTGAACATGCATAACATACTCCCAAGTATCTACGCCAGCCTGCCACCTACCAGAGAAAACGACAACCTCCGCCTACAACTCGATACGGTCGCTCCCTTATTTGAAGCCATCGTTGGCAGAAAACCTAAGGGCTTGCCATTCCTTGTTCAGATTAATGTTGCCGCCGAAATAAAGACCTTCAGATTGCGTATTTAGGCATTATTGCTTCCTAGAACTTCCCCTGTCGAAGCTCCAAAATGCTCCGCTTGGCCAAATGGTTGACACGAAACGAATCTGGATAGACAAGAATGGCCAGAGCTTTCTAGGAAAGCTCACCAAAGTTATAGAGAAGAGCATTTCGATTCGACGCGAATCTGAAGAAAAACTCCACGACCATTCCGATCAACGATTTTAGTGAATACGTAACTGAACGAAGTAATCAAACCATTACGTATTGCTGGTCGGATCGACGATCGAAATGCGCGCGCCGGCGAGAGCGTTCAGCAACGAGGACTTGCCGACGTTCGGACGACCGACGATGGCGACGGAGGGGCGGGTCATCGGCGTCACATCTGCCCCGAGAGGCGGTGGATTTGTGGAATCGCCCGCACGTCGCCGTGGACCGCCATCGCGGCCTCCTGAGCGGCGAGGACGCGATCGGGCGAAGGAACGTCCTTCCACCCCGCGAACGGCGTCGCGGGTTGGAGGATCAAAGGGATGTCCGGCCGGCAGTTCCGCGACCGCGGAGGCGGCCGCGAGGATCTCGCCGTCCGTCGTCGAACCGGCGAAAACGGCCTCCACGTAGGTTTCGAGACCCGCGGGACGCCGCGAGGATGTTGCGATGGGCCGACTCGCGCACGGGTTCGCCGGTGGCGGACGCGAACTTCCAGTCCATGCTCACGATGTCGATGCAGTCGCGAATCGACGAAAACGAGGCGTCGAGGTTGGCGTCGGTTTCGAGCAGCACCTTCACGCCCGCCGCGCGGACCGCGGGAGCGAGGGCGCGGATGACCCAGGGTTGGAGCAGGGGTTCGCCGCCCGTGAACGACACCGCCGCGTGGCGAACCGGCCCGCGCAGAAGACCGACCACGATCTCCCGAAAGACTCGATGGGTTCGGGGTTCGGCGTCGCTCGAAATCGCGTCGACCGGGCGTGCGTTCGAGCCGCCACGCCTCGAGCGGAACATGGCACGCGGGCGTGTCGCGATACGCGCACTTCATGTCGCAGTGCAGGAAGCGGACGAACAAGTGGCGTTCGCCGGTGCGCGGACCTTCGCCCTGAATCGCGGAAAGATCTCCACGAGGTCGGCGGTGCCCGCGCGTTCGGCGCGGGCGAGGCGTTCGTAATCGGCCGTCAGTGCGACGTCGTGACGTAGATGGTGAGACGCCCTTCGTGGGCGTCTCCCGGAGAGCGGACGAGGCGGGAATACGGGACCCGAATCGAGTCCCGATGCCTCACTTCTTCGCCGGGGCCTTCTTGTCGTCGGCCGCCGCGTCGTCCTTCTTCTTCTCCTTCACCTTCTTGACGGTCTTCTCGACGCGCGTCTTCGGGAGGCCGAGCGCCTTCCCTTCCGAAATGCGTCCGTTCTTCGTGAGCATGTCGATGCGCTCGGCTCGCGTGTAGACGTTGCGGGCGCGGGCCATCGAGACTTTGGAAATGAGGCTGCGGTCGACGGTCATGGGATCACTTCCTCCCGGTTTCGATGCGTCGCGCGGAATCGTCGAAGGAACGACCCTTCCACACGAACTTCTTGACTTTTTCCTCGAGTTTCATCAGCTCGGGATCCGCGCGCGTCGGGGCACGTCCGACGACCACGCGGTAGATGCGGCGCTCGGCGTCCTTGAGGACGCGCGGGTCGGCCGCCTTGAAATCCTTGCGCGCGATAAGCGCGAGACAGAGGTTCATCACGTCCGTCTCGATGTCCTTCAGATCGGCGTCGTTCAGCCACGACTTCGTCGCGACCTCGACGGCGTAGACGGAAGGCCCCGCGATCGGCGTTTGCGACGTCGGCGTGCGTACGCCGACGGTGCCGTTCAGCGCGGGAGTCGGCGTCGCGTCGCCGCGCGTGAACCACCACCACGCCGCCGAAGACGAGGACGAGAACCACGACGAGGGCCACGCCCACGACGCCGCCCGCGGAAGGCGGGAGACTGCGGGGCTCGGCCTCGGCAGCCGTTGCGTCCGAGGACGTCGAAGAGGCTGGTGGGCGACTTGTTCGGGGTCATGGTGCGTCGCTCCGGACGACGATCCTTCGTCCCGACGCCGAGGCGCGGGATCGGGAGTCTCCGGAGGGGAGGAACTGTAGCGGCGAACCCACCCCGCTTTCAACCGCTCGAAAATCCGACGCGCGCTACGAAGTCCGGGCCGCAAGGCGCGCGGCGCACCGCATCGCGAAGACCATCGAACCGGCGTCGGCACAGCCCTTTCCGGCGATGTCGAACGCGGTTCCGTGATCCAGCGGACGTCCGGACGACGGGGAGTCCCAACGTCACGTTCACGGCGCTGCCGAACGCCAAGCATTTGACGGGCAGCAGCCCCTGGTCGTGATACATCGCGAGCACGCAGTCCGCGGCGCCCTCGAACCCGGGGCGGAACCAGGTGTCCGCCGGGTGGGGTCCCGAAAGCCGCAATCCTTCCGCCGAACCCGCTTCGACCGCCCGGGCGACGGCGTCGGCGTCTTCGTGACCGAGCAGGCCCCCCTCGCCGGCATGCGGGATTCACGCCGAGGAGCGCGATCCTCGGTGAGGGATTCCGAAACGCTTCTCGAGGTCGAGGGCAACCACCCGACACACGGCCAAGAGGGATTCGGGCGTCACCGCCCGCGCGACCTCGCGCAACGGAATGTGGACGGTTGCAAGCGCCACCCGGAACGTCGGCGTCTCGAAGAGCATCACCGGCCGCGGGGCGCCGCAGGCACGCGCGACGTAGCCCGTGTGACCGTCGAACGGGACGCCCGAACAGCGTGACCGCCTGCTTCGACACCGGTGCGGTCACGAGCGCCCGTCCTTCCCCCGCCCGCACGCGCCTCAGCGCGAGATCGAGCGCATCGAGCGCCGCGGCCCCCGGCCGCCGAGGGCGGCGGTTCGACGAGTGCCCCTCGGGAGCGCACCTCGACCACCGAAACGGGGGCGACCGCCGCGGCATCCGCTTCGAGGCGGGGCCACGCCGGGTCGGCTCCGGCCTTCTCGAGCACATCGCGACGCCCGACGAGCACGCACGCGCGCCTCCCCCGACGCCGCGATCACCCGCGCGGCGGCAACCGACACCTCCGGCCCGACCCCCTGCGGGTCGCCGGTCGAGACGCAACATTCGGGAATACGAGTCATCGGGAGCGCGGCGGGTAGAGCCGCCCGAGCACGATGTCGACGAGGAGCGGCGGGAGCAAGCCCCGAAGCCATGGAAGCGGGATCGGTTCCCGTTTCGGAGCGGCGGGCGGCGTCTCGGGAGGCGCGTCCGGAAAGGCCGCCGCGAGCGTGGCGCCGAGTTCCCGAGCGATGGCGTCGAGCCGAGCGGCATCCCCGCCGCGGTCGCGCGCCTCCGGCGGCGCGCGAGAGGCGCCGCGGCCGGGACCGGACCCTCGGGCCCCCGGCGTCGACGGAGAGATCGAGGAGGCCCTGCGGGACGTCCGGGGCGACTTCGAACATCGCGACGCCCGGACGCGCGAGACCGGGGCGAGAGGCACCGCGACGCCGAACGGCGTTCGTGCGGTGACCGAGAAGACGGGCGCCGGAGCGCCGTCCGCTTCAAGGTCGACGACCGAGACGCGGAACGTGCGGCCCGAGCTTCCACGCCGACGAGGCGACGTGCGGGCGTCCCGACGGGAGCGCACCAACGAACCACCTGCGCCACGAATGCCCGGAGGCCCGTCGAACGCGTCAGGCCCCGGCCCCTGCGCCTTCGAAGGGGAACGCGCTCATCGCGATCCGACCGAATCCCTCGTGACGACGCGCGAACGCGGGACTCCCGTCGTTCGTCCGCATAGTGACCCATGCCCGACGGCATCGACCACCGGGTGTTTGACGAAGGGTCCGTCGGTCAACGCCCATTCGACGCCGCGCAGATACGCGGCGGGCGCGTCGGCGCGCACCGCCACACCGGGCGGAGGCGCGGGCGGCTCGGAGGACGTCGGCGGATCCGGCGGCTTCGCGACGGGAGGAACGGCCTCCGCGGGGCGTTTCGGAGCCTCGGTTTCGCCGGGCGCCTTCGGAGGCTGCACGCCGACGACGCCGACGACGCGACGACTCGCTCCGCTTCGACGACGAGCAACTGCGGGATCTCACGCTCGTTGTCGGCGCGGAGGTATTTCGAACCTCCGGCGACCGCGATGTCGGTCAGCGTGTTCGCATCCGCCTCGTAACCGATGCCGACGGTCGTCACCGTCGCTCCGACGGCCCGCAACGCGTCGACCCGCGGACGGAAGCGCCCCGGCTTGCTCTCGCCGTCGCTCACCGAGCACGACGTGCTTGATCGAGAGGTTCTCGGACTCCATGACGTCGCGCGCGAGTTCGAGCGCGGGCACGAAGTCGGTGCCGCCCGCCGCCGTGATGCGGGAGATGCGGTCGACGACGTCCGCTCGATCACCCGCGCGGGTCATCGGCAGGACTTCGAGCGGGCGATCGTTGAAGGCGATCACGCCGATGCGGTCGTCTTCGTGGAGCACCTCCGCGGCCGCGATCGCCGCCTCCTTCGCGAGGCGCAACTTCAAGCCCTTCATCGATCCCGAAGCGTCGAGCACGATGCGGAGACCGAGCGTCGGCGCGCGACGGCGTTCGGTCGTGCGTTGTTCGGGATCCGGAGCCTTCAGACCCTCCTCGGGCTTCGGCGGATCGAGGGGACGTTCCTCCTTCGGAGGCGGGGGTGGCGGAGGGTCGACCCCTTGGAAGGGCAGCCACCCGGGAAGCCGTCCGAACTTCGTCGGCCCCAACGCCCCCACCTCGCTCGGCGGGATCACGACAAGTCCGCCGCCGCGCCGCACGTGGGCCCGCAGGCGCCGTTCGACGGCGTCCGCCGCGAGGCCGCGCGACAGGCATGCGATCGGCACGACGACCGTGCCCCCGCGTCGAGCGCCTCGAGCGCGCCGAGGAACGCACCCGCCTCCGTGCGCAGCGGCTCGATGCCCTGCGCGGCGAGCATCGTCGCCACATCGTTGCGACCTTCGGGCGCGACAAGGAGAACGCGCGTCGGCCCCGCGACGTCGAGCACGACGCCGACCGCGTTGTCGGCGGGCTCGCGATCGGCGGGCTCGCTTCGACGCCGACGACACGGCGCCCCGCGGGAGCGCACGCATCGGCAAGGTGACCGAAAACGCTCCCGGCGGAGACCGGAAGGGCGCGTCGCCCGACTTCACGTCCGTCGACGGCGATCTTCAGCGTGCCTTCGACGCCGTCGGTCGCATGACCGCGCACGACGAGTTCGAACGGCGCTCCTTCGACGGGCGCCGACGCGGGACGCACGGCGTCCGAGTCGCACCGCCCCGCGCAACGTGGACGCGAGCGGGACGATCGACGTCCGCGCGGGCCGCCGCGGCAACGTCCCGAGCGGAGGGACGGCGCCGTCGGTGGCGACGACGAGTTCCGGATTCGCATCCGCGGGCAACGTACCGAGCGCCGCACGCAGCGCGTCGCCGAGCGACGACGCGGGCGCGCCTCCGACGAGGACGTTCCGGGATCGACGCGCCTCCGGGCGTAGAAACGCCGACCAACTCGGGTTCCGCGCCGAACGACCAAAGATCCACGCGACCTCCGGCGCGGACGCGCGCCGCGGCGCCGGCGAGAATCTTCTGTCGACTTTCGTCATCAACGCTTCTCGACGCGTCGACGAGAACGATCGTGCGACCGGCGCCGGGAACCGGAACCTCGCGCATCGGCCCCGCCGCGACGAACGCGGAGGCCGGACGACGAGGCATCGGCAGAGACAACGCAGCACCTCGACCGCGGGAGGACGCGCCTTGCGGACGACGATCGAAAAAGAACGAAGGCCGGGATCCGCGGAGAAGGAACAGTGCTCGGGGTGTTCGAACGTCACCGGAAGAACCAGGCGTTCCCGACGACGACGCGGACCCGGAGCCTGCCGGCGACGCCGCTTCGACGCGAATCGTCGCTTCCTTCGCCGACGCGAGTCCTTCCGCCGCGAGCACGGCGGGTTCGTCGCCGACGCGCAGCCACGGGTCGACGCGAGCGACGCGCCCGTCGACCACGAGCGACGCGCGCACGCCGGGCGTTCCCGGGCGCACGCCGAGTTCAGGCCCGACTTCGGCGCGGAAGCGCCCCGCGCGTCCGTCGAGCGGCACGACGACGTCCGCGCCGACCGGAATCGACAATCCCTTCGCGAACGTGGCGCGCCCCGAGCGCAGCGGGGTCCCGGCCGCCGAGGCCTTCGTCCCTTCGCACCGTGCGCGCGAGTTCGGTCGCGAGCAGCGGACGATCGACGACGCGGAACGCCGTGGACGACAGATGTCGGAAATCGCCGGAGGCGAACGTGATCGACGCGATGTGGAGCGTTTCCACCTCCGCTTCGCGCCCGCCCCGAGCGACAACCGCACCGAGCGCCCGCATCCCGGCACCAATGTTCCGAAGAGGCGCGAGCCGCGCGCAGAGCCAACTTCGGTGCGCAACGTCGTCGGCATCGATCCCTTGTCTCCGGCGACCGAAAGCGCGGCGATGCGATCTTTCGACCACGCGAACGCCCGCTTGGCTCCGGCCGCCGACGTGAACACCACCCCGTCCAGAGCCGAGCGTCACGAGTTCGCCGGGAAGCGCATCGAGGCGTCGGTCGCGATCGACGAACAACCCGTCGCGATCGCCGACCGACGGCAAGACGCGATCGGGATCGAGCATCCCGATATTGCGGACGACGCGGAGGTCGTCGAGCGGATCCTCGAAGGGCTCCCGTCGCGACTCCGGCCACCTCGACGTCTTCGTCGCCGCCTTTCGTGATGCGGCCGACGACGCGTCCCCGTCGCGGAGTTCGAAGCGCAGGCTTCCGACCGGAATCGCGATCGGCGTCGCATCGCCCGCGAGGACCACGAGCGACTTCAAGGGAAGCGCCGTTCCGCGTCGCCCGTTCGGAGGACGGGGGCCCCCTCGGGCGTCACGCCGACCCATGCGCCGGTCGTCCGCCTCCCCCGAAGTCGAGAGGGCGGTCAACTGGGCGGAAGGAGCGGCGAAAGGTGCCGGCCGCGACGAGGAGGCGGACGATCGGGAGCATCGGGGTGATTCGTACCACAAACGCCCGCGACCTCCCCGCCGCTCCCCTCGCCCTGCCACCCTGTCAGCGGCTTCCGGGAGCTCCCTCCCGGGGGCCGGCGCAGATGGCATGCCCCACGGGGGGAAACGTCGCCGGAACTCGCGCCCCCGCGTGCCCCCCTCCCCTTGGCCCGGCCGTTGCTTCCCACCGGGCGCCCGGGGAGGTTCCCTCCCGGGGTGCCGCCCCGACGGGCGGACGTCGATCCGCCAGGGGCCCCCGCCACCGGGGGTCGATCGGGAGACCCGCGACCATGGCCAAGCAACTTTGCTTCGACAGCGACGCCCGGGACGCCCTCAAGTCGGGCGTCACCAAACTCGCACGTGCCGCCGAAGAGCACCCTCGGCCCCCGCGGGCCGCTGCGCCGTGATCGACAAGGGCTACGGCGGCCCGCAGATCACGAAGGACGGGCTACACCGTGGCCGACGAGATCGATCTCGGCGACGAGTACGAGAATCGTCGGCGCCGAAATCCGTGAAGGAAGCGGCCAGCAAGACGAACGACGTACGCCGGCGACGGGACGACCACCGCGACGGTGCTCGCCGAAGCCATGCGTCGAAGCAGCGGCCTGAAGCACCTGACCGCGGGCGCCGACGTGATGCAACTCTCGCGCGGCATCCGTGAAGCCTGCGACCAAGTCCTCGCGGAACTCGCGAAGAAGCCTCGCGTGAAGGCCTCGATCGGCGACCACGACCGCCTCGCGCAGGTCGCGACGATCGCCGCGAACGGCGACCGCTCGATCGGCGAAGTTCTCTTCAAGGCGTTCAAGGACGTCGGCGAGAACGGCGTGATCGACATCGAAGTAGGCAAGGGCACGGAAACGGTAAAGCGGCGCGTCGTCGACGGCATGCAGTTCGACCGCGGCTACCTCTCGCCCTACTTCGTCGACCGACGCGAAGACGCATGGAGGTGCGCGATTGACTCGAACCCGCTCATCCTCGTCTCGACGAAGAAGATCGGCGATCATGAAGGATTGCTGCCGGCTGCTCGAAGCCGTGCGGCACGGGCGAATCGTCCTTGCTCGTCATCATCGCCGAGGACGTCGAAGGCGAAGCGCTCGCGACCCTCGTGGTCAACAAGCTGCCGCGGCACGTCAACTGCGTGCGCGGTGAAGGCTCCGGGCTTCGGCGACCGCCGCGAAGGCGATGCTCGAAGACATCGCGATCCTCACCCGGCGCCAACCCGATCATGAAGGACCGCGGCATCGACCTCGAGCAGGTCACGCTTGAGGACCTCGGATCGCGCCGAGGAAGCTCACGATCACCGCGGACGACACCACCATCGTCGAAGGCAAGGGCAAGGCCGCCGACGTCTCCGGCGCGCATGAAGCAGATTCGCCGCGAAGATCGAAGACGACGGAATCGAGCTACGACACGGAAAAACTCCACGAGCGTCTCGCGAAGATCTCGGGCGGCATCGCGTCGGTCAACGTCGGCGCGGCCGACCGAAGACCGAGATGAAGGAGAAGAAGGCCCGCATCAAGGACGCCCACTCCGCGGTAGAGGCCGCGCTCGATGGGCATCGTTCCGGGCGGCGGCACCGCGCTCGCGCGTCTCGCCGCGTCGGTCAAGGCGCCGAAGGTCTCCGACCGCGAATCCGACGTCGCGACCGGTTACGCGATCGTGAAGCAGGCGCTCGGCGCGCCGCTCCGCCAGATCGCGGAGAACGCGGGCAAGTTGGGCGCGGTGATCGAACGCCGCGTGCTCGACGAGTCGAAGTTCCAAACGGGCTTCGACGCGGACGCGGGCGTGATGTGCGATCTGATCGAAAAGGGCATCGTGGACCCGGCCAAGGTGACGCGCTCCGCGCTCGTCAACGCGGTTTCCGTCGCGACCACCTTCTTTCGACCAATTGCCTCATCACGAAGCCCCGAAGGCCAAGGACGAAGACAACGCGGGAGCCGGCCACGACGCCGGTCTCGAAGACTACTGACGAAGAAGGAGACGACACCATGGCAACCAAAACCCAGTCGAAGATGAACATCCGCCCGCTCGAAGACCCGGATCGTGGTCGAAAACACCGCGGCCGAGGAAGACGGCGGCGGCATTCTCCTGCCGGAGACGGCCAAGGAGAAACCGCAGCACGGGAAGGTCGTCGCGACCGGCCGGCCGCCCTCGAAGGACGGGGCGCGCCTGCCCCTCGCCGTCAAGAAGGGCGACAAGGTGGTCTACGGCAAGTACGCCGGGACCGACATCACGGTGGACGGCACCGAATCCAAGATCCTTCGCGAGAACGAAATCCTCGCGAAGTTCGAATGATCGCGGGAGCCCTTCATCATGGCTAAGCGACTCATGTTCGACGACGCCACGCGCAGGAAGATGCACGAAGGCGTCACGAAACTCGCCAAGGCGGTGAAGACCGCCTTCGGCCCGCGCGGCCGCAACGTGATCTTCTCCGGAACCGGCGGCGCCCGCGACCGCGACGAAGGACGGCGTGACCGTCTCGAAGCAGGTGGAACTCGTCGACCCCTTCGAAAACATGGGCGCCAAGCTCGTGAACGAAGTCGGCGTCGAAGATGGGCGACAAGGCGGGCGACGGCACGACGACCGCGATCGTCCTCGCCGAAGCCGTCTTCACCGGCGGTCTCCGCTACGTGACCGCGGGGGCTTCCCCGGTCGCGCTGAAGCGCGGCATCGACCGCCGCCGTCGAAGCGGCGGGTGAAGCGCTGAAGGCGCTCGCGAAGCCCGTGCGCGGCCTCGACGACCTTACGAAGGTCGCGACGATCTCGGCGAACCGACGACGAAGAGACCGGCTCCAGCCGATCGCGAAGGCCATCGAAGCCGTCGGCAAGGAAGGCGTCGTCACCGTCGAAGAAGCGAAGGGCCGCGAAACGACGTTCGACGCTCGTGAAGGGCATGTCCTTCGACAAGGGCTACATCTCCCCCTACTTCGTCACGAACCCGACGAAGATGGCGGTCGAGATGCAGGAACGCCCTACATCCTGATCCACGAGAAGAAGATCTCGAACGTCCGCCATCTCATGCCCGGTGCTCGAAGCCGTCGCCCAGCAGGGCGCGCCGCTGCTCATCGTCGCCGAGGACATCGAAGGCGACGCTCTCTCGGCTCTCGTGATCAACAAGCTGCGCGGCGTGCTCAACGTCTGCGCCGGTGAAGTCGCCGGGCTTCGGCGATCGCCGCAAGGCGATGCTCGAAGATCTCGCGAGTCCTCACCGGCGGCGTGTACGTCGCCGAAGAGACCGGGCAAGACCCTCGAGACCATCACGCTCGCCGACCTCGGCCGCGCGAAGAAGATCGTCGTCAAGAAGGACGACACGATCGTCGTCGACGGCGAAGGTAAGAAGAAGGCGATCGAAGAGCGCATCGAGCAGGTCCGCGCGAAGATCGACGTCACCACGTCCGACTACGACCGCGAGAAGCTCCAAGAGCGCCTCGCCGAGTTGACGGGCGGCGTGGCCGTGATCTCCGTCGGTGCGGCCACCGAGAAGGAACTCACCGAGAAGAAGTTCCGCGTCGAGGACGCCATGCACGCCGCGCGCGCGGCGCGCGAAGAAGGCATCGTCGCCGGCGGCGGCACCGCGCTCCTGCGCTGCATCCCCGCCGTCGAAGACGCCCGTCGCAAGGCGAAGGGCGACGAGCAACTCGGCGTCGACATCGTCCTCGCGGCGATGCGTTCGCCGTGCGCGCAGATCGCCGAGAACGCCGGCTTCGACGGCGACGTGACGGTCGAATCCGTGCTCGAACTCCCCGCCTCGAAGTCCACGTGGGGCTTCGACGCTCGCGCGGGCGAGGTCGTCGACATGGTGAAGTCCGGCATCGTCGACCCGGTGAAGGTGACGCGTCTCGCTCTCGAATACGCCGCATCGGTGGCCGGCCTCATGCTGATGGCCGACACGACGATCACGTCCGTGAAGGACGGAGTCGACCCGGTCGCGGGCTTGATTTCCTGAACCGCGGGTTCGCGGAGACGCCGGGGTCGGAGGGACCCCGGCGTGTCCGTCCGTTCGAACGAGATTCCCCATGCCCGACAAACGCGACTACTACGAGGTGCTCGGAATCCCTCGCGACGCGAAGGAGGACGACATCAAGCGGGCGTACCGAAAGCTCGCGCACGAATACCACCCCGACCAAAATGCGGGCAACAAGGACGCCGAGGCCAAGTTCAAGGAAGCGGCCGAAGCGTACGAAGTTCTCTCCGACGCCGAAAAGCGGCAACGCTTCGACCAGTTCGGCCACGCGGGCGTCGATCCGAACGCCGCGGGCGAGTTCGGAGGCTTCGGCGGCTTCGGCAACGGCGGCGGTGCCGCAGACATCTTCGACATGTTCTCGGACATGTTCGCGCGGCGGGCGGTGGCGGTCGGAGCGCGGGCCCCGCGGCGGGACAAAGCCTGCGCGCGGGCATCGAACTCACGCTCGAAGAAGTTCGCACCGGCGCGAAGCGCACCCTGAAGGTGCGTCGCCGCGAGGAATGCGAAACGTGCAAAGGCACGGGTGCGGCCGCGGGTTCGCGACCGACGGTCTGCGGCGGCTGCGGCGGCGCGGGCCAAGTGCTGCGCCAAAACGGATTCTTCAGCCTGCGGCAGACCTGCCCGCGGTGCAAAGGCCGCGGCAAAACGATTTCGAATCCCTGCCGCGGATGCGACGGCGGCGGACTCGCTCCGAAGTCCGTCGAGATCGAAGTCAACGTTCCGGCCGGGTCTCGACGACGGCGTTCAGTTGAAACTCCGCAACCAAGGCGAGCCTTCGACCGACGGCGGACCGCGCGGCGACTTCTACTGCGTGATTTCGGTCGAAGAACACAAGATCTTCACCCGCAAGGGGCGTGATCTGCTCGTCGACTGCCGCATCTCGCCCGCCGAAGCGGCCTTGGGATGCGAGAAGCGCATCCCGACGCTCGACGGCAGCGAAAAACTCGTGGTGCCGAAGGGCGCTCAGCCCGGCGACATCGTGAAGATCCGCGGCAAGGGCGTCCCCGAAGCGGGACGTCCGGACGCGTTCGGCGACATCCTCGTGAAGATCGTCGTCGACATCCCGGAAGAAGCTCTCGGGACGCGAAAAGGAACTCTGGGAAGAACTCCTCAAACTGCGCGCCGAAGGTGCGCCGAAGGAAGACGCGGGCATCTTCACGAAGATCCGCGAGTGGTTCGACTGAGGAACGCCATGCCCGACAACGACACGACCCCGCACGACGACCCTATTCCCGGCTCGGGAACGCCTCCGAAGGCCGACACTCCCGCTTCCGACGCGACCGAAGGAGGCACGACGCCCGAAGCGGGCGCCGACGGCGAGGCGACGAGCGACGACGCCGCGACCGCCGAAGCCTTCGCGCAAATCGCCGAACTCGCGAAGAAGGCCGAAGAGCGCGACCGCCTCTTCGAACAACTTCAGCGCCTGAACGCCGAGTTCCAGAACTTCCGCGGACGCACGGCGAAAGAGAAAGCCGACGAGCGCCGCTACGCCGTGCGCGACGTCATGCGCAACCTTCTGCCCGCGCTCGACAATCTCGAACGCGCGCTTTCGACCGACGCGACGGCCGACCCGGCCTCGCTGATCGAAGGCGTCCGCATGACCGCGGATCAGTTCCGCGCCGGGCTCGAATCGACCGGGATGAAGCGCGTCCAAGCGGAGGGCTCGCTCCTCGACCCCCGCTGCATGGATGCGGTCTTCAAAGTCGAAACCTCGGATCGCGCTCCGAACACCGTGGTCGCCGTCTTCGAACACGGCTACCTCCCTGAACGACCTCGTCGTGCGTCCGGCGAAGGTGTCCGTCGCGGTTGCTCCGACCGCGCCGCCGGCCGCCTCCTGAGAACTCCCATGCCTACCTTACGACTACGTCTGCGACGCCTGCGCGCACCGCTTCGAGCTCTTCCAAGGCATCAAGGAAGATCCGGTGAAGGCCTGCCCCTCGTGCAAGGCGCGCTCCGCCCGCCGCCTCTTCGGGGCGGGTGCGGGGTTCCTCTTCAAGGGAAGCGGCTTCTATCAGACCGACTACCGCTCCGACTCCTTCAAAGCCGGCGAGAAGTCCGACTCGGGCGGCGGCGGCTGTGCGAAACCCGATTGCGGATCGGGCGGCTGCGGGACGTGAACGCGGAAGCGCCGCGTTGCCCGACCTGCCGCGGGCCCCTCCCGCCGCGCGACGCCGTCGAGAACGGCGGGCGGCGCGACGCGCCGTTTTGCTCCGAGCGCTGCCGGATGGTGGATCTCGGTCGTTGGCTGACGGGATCGTTCCGCATCGCCGGCGACCCGATCGATCCTTCCGAACTCCCGGATGCGCCGGGCGAGCCTCGCTCCTAGAAGTCGACGCGCACGGGAGTGTCCGCGTCGACCGTGACGGTGCGGACGCGCGAGGGATCCTCGCCCTCCCCCGTGAAGTTGCCGTCGCGTCGCGTGATCTTCACGCGCCATCGCCCCGGCGCGAGTCCCGTGAACGCGTAGGCGCCGTCGAATCGCGTCGAGGCGCTCGCGATCGCCGCGGCTCCTCGGGGCCTTCGGGCCAGGCTTCGACGGTGGCGGCGGCGTCGGGGCCGCCGTCCGACCGCGTCACGACACCTTCGATCGTCCCCCCGCGCGCCATGACGAGATCCGGGACGTCGGCTTCGACGGCGATCGGCAACGTCAGCGTCGACGACGCGACCGCGACGAAATCCGGATGGGTCGCGAAGATCCGCACCGGACCGGGCACGACGCGCAACCACCAGTGGCCGCCCGCATCGGTAAGGCACGACCCCGACCACGGCTTGCCGGGAAGCGCGGGAATCGGTTTCTCGACGGGGCCCGCGAGCTGCGGTCGCACGCGCACCTCCGCTCCCTCGATCGGTCGGCCCTTCGCGTCGCGCACGACGCCGTGCAGGACGATTCCGGCGGTGAGGCGGAGTTCGAGGCGCGCGACGCCGGAAGCCCCCACCATGATCGGTTCCGACACGATCGGCGGCCCGGAACCCGCGCGCGCGGCCGCGAACCAGCGTCCGGGCGGCACACCGCGGAATTCCGCCACGCTCGCTTCGGCATCGACCCACACGACGCGCTCGGGGCGTCCGGTATGGGGATCGGGTTGTCGCATGAGCCACGCGACCGCCCCCGCCGCGGCACGTCCGTCGATTCCCGTCACGCGCACGTCGATGCCCGCGACGGGCGTCGTCACGAAGCGCACGGGGGCCGCATCGGCCGGATGCGGCACGACGGCGTTGCGTGTCCCGCACGGCGTTCCCGAGGCGTCCTTCAGGACGAGCGCATAGGTGCCGGGTCGCAAAGCGGCGAAGACGAAGCGTCCGTCGCGGACGTCCGCGACGACGGCGCCTTCGCTGCCGCCACCGAGTCGCCGCGCTTCGCACACGCCGCCGAAGACCGGCAAGCCGTCGGCGTTTTCGACGACACCGTCGAAGGGCACACCCGCGGCCAAAGCGACGTCGCCGACGCGAGCGACCGCTCCGGCTCCTCCGAGAACGGCCCCCGCTCTCCGCGGAACGCGGCCCGGAAATCCGATGGACGACGTCTTCGCCCCCGACCCGATCCGCTCGACGAAGAACGCCCCGTCGCTCCCGGTCGTGGCGGACGCCTCCGCCGGAGCTTCCGGTGCCGCATCGGCCGCGTGCACGTCGATGCGCGCTCCCGCAAGGCCGGGCGGTGCTCCCCGCCTCGGCGTCGACCACGCGTCCTTCGATGCGACCGCCGAGACCGAGTCGAATCACGACGGGCTGCGGTTCGCCCCGCGTCGTTTCACGAGCGACCCGCTCGGCGACGAAGTTCGGGTGCGTCGCCGCGAGCACGAGCGGCAAACCGCGCGGCACGCCGGGGATCGCGAAGAGCCCCGCCGCATCGGAGACCGCGCGCAAAAAAGCACCGGGCCGTCGCCGGGCGCAGAACGGGCGGCGTCGAGAGATCGACGATCACCTCGATCCGCGCGTCCACGAACCGCGAAGCCCGTCCTTGTCGACGACGGATCCCGACAGCGTGAACGGTCCGTCTTCGAGCGCGGCGCGGGCGGCGCTCGCCGAAAGGCGACGCCGACACCTTCGCGACGGGCGTTTTCGGAACCGCCGTCACCGACGTCCGCGCGTCCGGTTCGGTCTCTCGGGATGCGTGCGTCCCCGACGTTTCGATGCGGTCGGGGATCGTCGAATCGACGGCACCCTCGCGGCGCACGAGCACGAAGAACAGGGCCGCGAGCAGAACGACCGCCGCGAGAGATCCGACGAAGCGCATCAAAGATCGAGATCGACGACTTGACCTTCCGTCAACGTGACGACGGTCTGTCCTTCGTTCGTGCGCTTCGCCGCGCCCGCGAGAATGCCCGCGAGATTGAACTGACCGTTCTGCATCGGCACCGTGACGTAGTAGGTTCCCGCGGCAAGCCCCGACGCTTCGAAGCGACCGTCCGGGCCCGTGTAGGCTCTGACGTTGCGAGAACGTGCCGCCGACCGCCGGGGTGATTTGGACCATCGCCTTCGCGTCGCCCGTGCCGCTCTGCCCCTTCACGCGACCGCGAATCGTGCCGCCGCGGATGAGAGCCATGTCGGGGCGCGTCGCTTCGCCGCGACGGGGAACCGGGAACGTATCGGACTTGAACGGCGCGAAGTCGGGATGCTTGACGACGAGTTGGAAGTCGCCCTCCATGAGGCTCGTCACGCGGTAAACGCCGTCGGCCCCGGTGCGCGCGCTCTTCACTTCACGGCGCATCTGCTGCTGCAGAAGGTCCGTGAACGGGTTGCGCGGCACGCCGCCGTTGCCCTGCGGTTCCGCTTCGACGGTCGCGTCGACGACGGGCTTGCCCGCGAATCGACGACGCGTCCGATCACGGTCGCGCCCTTCGAGAGACGGATCTGGACGTTCTCGCGGCGTTCGCCTTGGGAGATCGTCACCGACTCGCTGCGGCCGCCCGCGTAGCCCGGGGCTTCGGCGAGCAACCACCACGTGCCTTGGCGCACGTCGAGATCTCGTCGCGCGCCGTCCGACCACTGAGGCGGCCCGAAGGCCTTGCGGGCCGTCGGAGAGATGAGCGCCGCGTCCGCGGAAGCCGAGAGCGCGACGGTGAACGCCGGAATCGGCTGATTGGTGTCTTCGTCGACGACCTGACCGAGGATGCGTGCGTTCGGGGTCAACGTGATGCTGACGTCCGTCGCGCCGGTTTCGACCGTGGGCTGCTGCGGAGACATGTATCCCGTCGCGATGACCGTGAGGACGTAGGCGCCCTCTTCGAGTCCCTTCACTTCGAAGCGACCGTCGGGACCGGAACGCGCCGTGTCCGCGGGCACCGAACTCGGAAGCGGCTCGGGGACAACTCGAGGCGTCGAGGTCGGGCCCGGATCGGCGCGACGCACCGGGACGCGCTCGTCGCCGCCGTCATCGACTTCCTCGCCGCGCTCCATGCGAGCGCGGGCGCTCGCGAAGCGCCTCTTCGTTCGAAAGGTCGATGCCCTTCGCCGCGTCGGCCGCGCCGAAACGGACGACGCGTGCGGAAATCATCGCGCCGGCGACGGGAGCGTTCGTGTCCGAGGCGACGAGAATGCCGGAGATGGTCTTGCCGCGTGCGAGGATGATGTCGACGTTCGCGAGATCCTTGCCCGCTTCGACCATCAGCGTCGCGCGACCCGCGGTCGCGAATCCGTGCGACGCGCGCGGCCACCTTCTTCATGCCCGGAACGACGGACAGCGCCTTGTAGGCTCCGGAGCTGTCGGTCACCACGGTTTTCTCGACGGCGCCGTCGGGATCCCACGCTTGGACGCCGAGGTCGTAGAAGGTCACCTTCGCGCTCGGAATCGGGCGGCCGTCCGTGTCCTTGACGACTCCCGACACCGTCGTGCCGTCTTCGAGAATGACGTCGCGATTCATCGATTCGGGACGTCGCGGATCGATGTCGGGAATTCGGCCGTCGCGTACGCGGCGTGCGAGACGCGGAGAAGGAAGCGTTCGGTCGTGGTCATCACCATCGGGTCGAACGTGAATTGCCCGCGCTCATCCGACGTCACGTGCGCGCGCACGTCGCCTTCCTGCGTGCGGTTGATCATCGAGGAAAGGTCGGCCACGAGTTCGACCATCGCGCCTTGGACCGGAGCCCCTTGCGATTGCGGACCGAACCGCCGACCTGCAGGTTGTTCGTGAACACGTCGGGACCGCTCGTCTTCTCGAACGAACTCGTCGAGATCGACGTCGACGCGACGGGAGCCGTCGGGCCCGGAGCGCGCGGACCTTCGAGGGTCGGGGTGCCGCCGGATTCGCTCGGGGCGGTCGTCGGTTCCGTCGGGGCCGGTGAGAAGAGAAGAAATCCGATGGCGGCGAGCCCCAAGAGGGCGCCGATGACGACGATTGCGAGTGTCTTGCGATCCTGGCTCATGGTTGCCTTGCTGGGTCGACCTGCGACCCGTCCCCGCACGGAGGACGGATAGATCAAACGGGACGGACCTTGCGAACCTTCCCGAAAACGAGGCCCACTCTTCCGTCCCGAAGGTATCATCGGACGCATGAAGCCCACGGTGTGGGTCTGTTTTGTCCTCGCGGCGGTGCCTCGCCGCCCAAGACCCGCCCGAAACCGGCATGGCCGTGCATCTTTGGGTGGGCGGCCACGTCACGCCGGACGCCGCCGCGCGCGCGGTCTTCACCGGGTCGGGCATCACGGGCATGAGCGCGGGAAGGCCCCGAGGGTATCGCCGCCGCACGCGCGGCGGGGCTCCCGTTCTACGTCGACTACGCCGTGCCGAAGGGACGCCTCCACGTGCGGCGCGACGCGTTCGACGCGGACCTGCGTCGTTGGTACGCGGGGTCCCCGCCGCGACGCTCTCCCTGCCTTCGCGATCCGAAGGCGCGCGACGCGGCCCTGCTCGAACTCGGCAAGACGCTCGAAGCCCTCGGCGACGCCCGTCCGCGGTTTCTGTCGCTCGCGGACGAACCTTCCGAAACGCTCGGACTGAACCCCCGGGACGCGTGCACCTGCGAGGCGTGTCTATTCGACACCTCGCAGAAGATCTAGCGTCAGCGCTCTGCGGTATCAAACGAGCCCCATCCTGAGATTTGGGACAGAGCATCCCCGCCAGTTCAATAGTTAAATAGGATCAGTTAAACAACGCTAAAGGTTAACAAAACTGCGTGCTGGTCACTTTCTCAGAGTTTGCAGCGATTAAGGGTTGCTCGAAGGCGGCGATCACAGCGGCGATCAGAACTGAGCGGATCGCGGCTGCGGTGGTGGAGAAAGACGGCAAGCGATGGCTGGATCGTGATGTGGCGTTGGAGCTGTGGAACAAGAACACCAAGAAGACGCACAACGCCCGAGTGAGCGAGGCGGACCCTGTGGAGTCGCAAACACCGCGGGAGTTGCAGCGGCGGGTGGCGGCATTGCCTGATGATGAGATCCCGGAGTTGAATGAAAGCCGCGCGCGGCGTGAGCACTATCAGGCGGAGCTGGCGAAGTTGGAGGTCGATCTGAAGCGACGCGAGTTGGTGCCAGCGGTGGAGGTGAAGAAGGAAGCCTTCGCGCTGGGGCGCAGCGTTGCGCGAGGCGCTGGCGAATTTGGCGGACCGACTGAGCCATCAACTAGCTGGTGAGGTGGATCCTGCGCGGATCCATCAGGTGCTGAGCGAGGAGCACCGTGCAGCGCTGACGGAGTTGGCTGATGGTTAGTCCATGGCGTGATGGCTTCTTGGAAGGTCTGCGGCCTGAGTTGCCGCTGACGGTGAGTGAGTGGGCGGACCGTTACCGGAAGCTGAGCAGCAAGGCCAGCGCGGAGCCTGGGCCGTGGCGGACTAGCAGAACGCCATACCTGCGCGAACCGATGGATTGCTTGAGCAGCAACAACCCGGTGCAGCGGGTGGTGATGATGTTCGCGGCGCAGACGGGCAAGACGGAGGCCGGCAGCAACTGGCTGGGCTATGTGATCGACCATGCGCCGGGTCCGATGCTGTGCGTGCAGCCAACGGTGGAGATGGCGAAGCGGTTAAGCAAGCAACGGCTCGAGTCGATGATCACCGACACGCCGTGCTTGGCGGAGAAGATCGCACCGGCCAGGGCACGGGACTCTGGCAACACGATGTTCAGCAAGGACTTCAGCGGCGGAATCATGCTGCTGACCGGGGCGAACAGCAGCACCGGCCTGCGATCGGCACCGTGTCGGTATCTGTTCATGGATGAGGTTGATGCGTTCCCGAGCGATGTGGATGGCGAGGGCGATCCGGTGGCGCTGGCGGAGCGACGGACGACGACGTTTGCGCGGCGGAAGATCCTGCTGACCAGCACGCCAACGGTGAAGGACTTCAGCCGGATTGAGGCGGAGTATCAGCGGAGTGATCAGCGGCGGTTCTATGTGCCATGCCCGTGTTGCGGCGAGATGCAATGGCTGCAATGGTCACGGCTGAAGTGGACGGAAGCACCGGCCGGAAAGTGTGCGGTATGAATGCGAGCGCTGCGGCGAGCGATTTGAGGAGCGGCACAAGCCGCAGATGTTGGCTGCTGGTGAGTGGCGCGCGACAGCACCAAGCGATGGGAAGACTGCTGGCTTCCAACTGAGCGGCCTGTATAGCCCGCTGGGATGGTGCAGTTGGGAGCAGTTGATCGATGACTTCCTGCGGGCAAAGGCTGATGCGTCCGGCGCTGAAGGCATTTGTGAACACCCGGCTGGCTGAGACATGGGAGGAGGACTATGCGGCTTCGGTGAATGCCGATGGCCTGATGGCCAAACGGATGGCGTATGAGCCGGCAACATGCCCCGATGGTGTGGTGCTACTCACGGCCGGGGTTGACGTGCAGGACAACCGACTAGCGGTGAGTGTGTGGGGATGGGGCGAGGGCGGAGACCGGCTGGCTGGTGTGGCATCAGGAGCTGATGGGTGATCCGACGCAGCTCGAGGTGTGGAAGCAGCTGGATCATGTGCTGGCTGCGGCCTGGTCAACGGTTGGCGAGAAGGAGCTTGAAGATCATGCAGATGGCGATCGACTCTGGCGGCCACTGCACGCATGAGGTCTACAACTATGTGCGCGAGCGCGTGGCGGCAGGGTGTGGTTGCGATCAAGGGCAGCAGCAGGCGCAACAGCCCGGCAGTTGGCAAGGGCAGCAAGGTGGATGTGAATTGGCGCGGCCAAGTGATGAAGCGTGGCGTCACGCTGTATCAGTTGGGGACCGACACGATCAAAACCACACTGTTCGGCCGGTTGCGGCACAACGAAGTAGGCGGCGGCTTGAACTTCGGGATGGCTGCTGATGCTGAATACTTCAAGCAGCTGACCAGTGAGCGACAAGCGCTGCGGTATCACCGAGGGTTTCCGATTCGGGAATGGGTGAAGAAAGTCAGGCGATCGAAATGAGGCGTTGGATTGTTTGGTGTATGGCTATGCGGCGATGTTGATTTACAGCCGGCGGATGAATCAAGGCAACGATGTGGGAGCAGTTAGCGCAGGAGCTGGAAGATGGCAAGAAACCGGCGCTAAGATCAAGGAAGCAGCCTGCCCCTGCGGCCGGTCCTGGATTCGTCAGCAACTGGTAGGCCGTGAACATCCCCAGCGAGATCAGAGCGGGCGACACGATCCAGTGGCGTGATGTTGAGGGCGTGGACAATCTGGGCAATACGGTGAGCAGCGCGGACTACACGCTCACCTATTACCTGCGGTTCAACGCTGCTAGCGAGGGTGCCACGGTGGTGGGCACTGCGTATGGGACCGGCTGGCAGTTCAGCATCGCCGCGGCCACCAGCGCTGGATTTGATGCCGGCACTTGGTATTGGCAGGCGGTTGCGACCAAGACCGGCAGCACGATCACGTTGGGCAGCGGCCAGCTCAACGGTGCTGGCAGCGCTGAGCTATTCAGGCGCGCCGGGCGCTGTTGATGGCACGGAGCCAAGCGCAGAAGGATCTCGATGCGGTGCAGGCAGCGATCCGCGCGATCGTGTCTGGCGGTGTGGTCAAGCAGTACACGATCGGGAACCGGAGCCTGAGCAAGTACGACATGAAGGACTTGCTTGAGCTTGAGAGCAAACTGAAGGCCGAGGTGAAGCGCGAGCAGATGGCGGATTTGATAGCCAATGGGCTTGGCAACCCGCACAATCTGTTTGTGAGGTTCTGAGATGGGACTGAGGACTCGGCTGTTCAAGGCGATGGGCTTCGAGCCTGACACGGCCGCAGCGGCGTGCGTATCAGGGCGCGCGGGTTAGCAGGCTGACGGCGGACTGGGTGACCAGCGGCACCAGCGCCGATAGCGAGATCAAGTCGAGCTTCAAAAGTTTGCGCAACCGTGCGCGGCAGTTGGTGCGCGATAACGACTACGCGCGGCAGGCGGTGCGCGCTATCCAGAACAATGTGATCGGCCACGGCATTCGGCACCAGGGTCAGGTGCGGATGCTGCGCGGCGGCCGGCTGGATGAGGCACTGAATGGCCAAATCCACGAGCAGTGGGAGCGGTGGATGCATAAGCACCGCTGCGACGTGAGCGGCCTGCTCGGCTTCCACGATATGGAGCGCCTGCTGGTGCGGAGCCTGGCCGAGTCTGGCGAGGTGTTTATCCGCATGATCAAGCGGCCATTTGGAGACAGCAGGATCCCTTTCGCGCTGCAGGTGCTCGAGGCTGATTATCTGATCGATGACGATGTGCCGCAGGCCAGGGATGGCAATACGGTGCGGATGGGCATCGAGGTGGATCAGCTATCTGCGGCCGCAGGCTTATCACTTCTACGCAAACCATCCGGGCGACACCTATGCGGGCAATGCGCGCACCACTGGCCGTCGGATCCGGGTGCCTGCTGATGAGGTGATCCATCTGTTCCTACCGGAGCGGCCGGGGCAGACCAGGGGCGTGACATGGTTCGCATCGGCGCTGATGCGGCTGCACATGCTGCAGGGCTACGAGGAGGCCGAGGTGGTGCGTGCTCGGGCTAGCAGCGCACTGATGGGATTCATCAGCAGTCCTGAGGGCGAGCTGGTTGGCGATGAGGTTTACGAAGGTGAACGCGTGAGCGAGTTCCAGCCGGGTGTCTTCAAGTATCTGCAGCCGGGCGAAAGCGTGACGGTGCCGGATCTAAATGCACCGGATGGTCAGCTTGAACCGTTTACCCGCTCGATGCTGCGTGCGGTGGCGGCTGGCGTGGGCGTCAGCTTCGAGAGCATCAGCAAGAACTTCTCAGAGAGCAACTACAGCAGCAGCCGGTTGAGCCTGCTCGAGGAGCGCGACACCTATCGGGTGCTGCAGCGGTACATGATCGAGAACTTCCACCAGCCAGTGTTCGAGGCCTGGCTTGAGATGGCGGTGCTGAGCGGTGCGTTGAGCCTGCCTGGCTATGAGTCGAACCCTGATCGCTATCGCGCTAGCAGGTGGGTGCCGCGAAGCTGGGAGTGGGTGGATCCGCAGAAGGAGGTGGATGCGTACAAAACTGCGGTGCGCTGCGGCTTCAAGACGCTCGGCCAGGTGATTGCTGAGCAGGGCGGCGACTTGGAGGATGTGCTGGTGGCACGTCAGGCTGAGCTGGCGATGCTCGATGAGTTGGACATCATCACGGACACCGATCCCAGCGAGGTGACTGAAAGCGGCTCTGTGCAGATGCCGCTGAGCATGGGCGCCACTCCGGCATTTGAGGACACCGAGGCTGCCTGTTGAGGAGGAGGAGTACGAGGAGCTGAGCGTGCTCGAGGATCCAGTTGAAGCGCCGGAGGATTGATGGCCAACGTCAATGGTGAACAGATCGATCTGATGCCGACCGATGGCATGAAGGAAGAAGCGCAGCGGTATCGAGACTGGAAAGCTGAAGACAATGCAGGCGGCACCGAAGTGGCAGCTACGCGCGCTGGGCAAATCCTGAGCGGTGATGAGTTGAGTCCTGAGACGGTGATCACGATGGCGGCATGGTTTGCACGCCATGAGGTGGATAAACAGGGCGAAGGATTCAGTCCTGGAGAGGATGGCTATCCATCACCGGGCCGCGTGGCATGGGCAGCGTGGGGTGGAGATCCTGGGCAGAGTTGGTCTACTGCGAAGGCCGATAGAATCAAGGCATTACAAAAACGAAGCGCTGTGGACTTAGGGCGCCCCTATCCGAATGAGCACGCTGCTCGGTTGAAAGATCCCGATCAGTACGACTCGTTGCGTCGAGAGAACGATGCGGGCGGCCCAGGCATTGACTTCATCTACGGGATCAAGGAAGGCACCAGCGAGATCCAAGCGATTCGGTTCCGTAGTTCGCAGCTATACGCCGGCCGAGGCGCGGGCAATGGCTGGCTGATCATGACTTTAATCCGATCGAGTTCGAGGAAGCCACTGGTGATGGCGAAGGCTGATCGCGCTGCAGCCAATGCAGTTGAGCGAGGGCGACTTCGTGCAGTGGAATTCAAGCGGTGGCACTGCTCGCGGCCGGATTGAGCATGTGATGCGCGAAGGTACGCTCGGCGTACCCGACACTGAATTCAGCATCGAGGCATCAGCCGAGGATCCTGCTGCATTGATTCGGATCTATAGCGAAGGTGAGAACGGCTGGGAACCGACTGAGACCTTGGTCGGTCACAAGTTTTCGACGCTGAGCAAGATCGACAGCGCTGCGCAGCATGACCGGCAAGTTTCAACGCGCCGAGCTGACTGCATTTGATCAAGTCGAAGATCGCACCTATGAGTTCCCCTTTAGCTCTGAATATCCGGTTGCTCGTTACTTTGGCAATGAGATCCTGAGCCATGAGGGCAAGGCTGCTGATCTCAGCCGTCTGAATGATGGCGCGCCGCTGCTGTTTAACCACAACCCCGACAAGGTGATCGGTGTGGTTGAGCGCGCCTATATCGACGGTCAGAAACGGCGAGGATATGCGCGTGTGCGGTTCAGCCGCAATCCTTTCGCTCAAGAAGTCTTGAGCGATGTGAAGGATGGCGTTCTACGGAATGTCTCCTTCGGCTACTCCATCGACAAAATGGAGGAGCGTGGTAGTGGCGATTTTGTCGCTACTGCCTGGTCTCCTTACGAGATCAGCGTTGTCTCGGTGCCGGCTGATCCCGGTGTCGGGATTGGCCGCTCTCTTGAGGACGACCTTGCTGCTTCGGCAGCACCAACACCCGATCCCATTCCTTCAATGGAAAACACCACCCCCGATCTGGCCGTGGTGCGGGCCGAAGCCGCTGAGGCTGAGCGTGCCCGCATCTCGGACATCAATGCCCTCTGCGATAAGCACGGCATGGCCGACCTCGGCCGCCAGCTCATCGAATCTGGTCGTTCTATCGACGAGGCTCGTGCTGCTGTGCTCGACAAACTCGACAACTACCAGGAGCCTGTGAACATGAGCGCCGCCGACATCGGCATGACCGAGAAGGAGAGCCGCAGCTTCTCCTTCCTGCGTGCCATCAACTATCTGGCCAACCCCACCGATCGCGCTGCCCGTGAGGCTGCTGCGTTCGAGATCGAAGCCTCCGAGGCTGCTGCCGCCAAACTCGGCCGCCAGTCCCGTGGTATCACCATGCCCTCAGGACGTGCTGCGCCGCGACCTGAACGTGGGCGCTGCTACCGCCGGCGGCAACCTGGTTGCTACTGAGCTGGATGCTGGCAGCTTCATCGATCTGCTCCGCAACGCTTCCGCTCTGGATCAAGCTGGCGCCACCGTGCTGACCGGCCTGACCGGCAACGTGGCTATCCCCCGCCAGTCGGGTGCTGCTACCGCCTACTGGGTGGCTGAGTCCGGTGCTCCCACCGAGTCCCAGCAGACCGTGGATCAGGTGAGCCTGACCCCTCGCACCTGCGCCGCCTATACCGACTTCAGCCGTCGCCTGATGATCCAGTCCTCCATCGACGTGGAGAACATGGTGCGCAACGACCTGGCTCGCGTGATCGCTCTCAAGATCGACTACTGCCGGCCTGTATGGCACTGGTTCCTCCAGCGAGCCTCTCGGCCTGAAGAACACCACCGGCATCGGCACCGAGGACTTCGCTGCTGCTGCTCCTACCTTCGCTGAGGTGGTGGCACTGGAAAGCGACGTGGCAACCGCCAACGCTCTGCTGGGTAGCCCCGTCTACCTGATGAACGCTGCGATGCGCGGCAGCCTGAAGACCACGAAGAAGGACGCCGGCTCCGGCATCTTCATCATGGAAAACGGCGAGGTGAACGGTTACCGCGGTGTGCTGTCCAACCAGGTGGCTTCTGGCGATCTGTGGTTCGGCAACTTCGCCGATCTGATCATCGGCTACTTCTCCGGCCTGGACATCATGGTTGACCCCTATACCCACAGCACCTCCGGGACTGTGCGCGTGGTGGCCATGCAGGATGTGCGACATTGCTGTCCGCCATCCCGAGTCCTTCAGCCGCGGCAACGACAGCCTCTGATCATGTTGATCAAGGTCTTGCGGCAGACAATGCTGGCAGGCCAGGTAGTCAGGATTGGGGATGTCATTGAGGCATCCCCCTCTGACGCCAAGCTCCTGCTCGGTATTGGTAAAGCAGTGGAGGCCATCATTGAGGTGGCTGAAACCCCAACCCCTAAACCAACCCCCAGACGGAGGGCTAAATCATGACCATTCAAAACCTTGGCTCGAAGACCACGGTCCTCGGCCTGCTCCGCAACGATGTACTGGCTGCCACTGGCACCGGCTCCGCCATCGACCTGCAAGGGTACGAAGGCGACATGGCTGTGCTGCTTGACGCCGAAGCCGGCGGCGCTGGCATCACCTATGCCGTGAAGCTGACCGAATCCGACACCAGCGGTGGCTCGTACACCGATGTGTCTGGTGGCGCCTTCACCACCACCACCGCCAACACTGCATCGCTGCAGAAGATTTACGTGAACGTTTCTAACCTGAAGCGCTACGTCAAGGTCTCCGCAACCGTTGCTGGTGGTTCCGGCGCTGGTGCTGTGGCAGTGATCGGTCTGGCCTCGGCCAAGTACGGTTGATCATGGCATTCACTGAGGATCTGGATATCTTCTTGGTGGACTTTGGCGTTAGCTGCACTGCTGGCGCCACTACCGCCAACGGAATCCTGGACATGCCAAGCCAGGTGATCAGCGATGGGATGGTGCTCAGCACTGACTACACGCTGACGGCCAGAGCCTCAAACTTCGGCAGTCTCGTTCGCGGCGACTCGATCACCGTGGACGGGACTGCTTATACCGTCCGAGAGGCGATGCTGATCGATGACGGCAAATTTGTGCAGCTCAGGGATCCAGAAGACATGACGAACTTCAAGATCAACAGCCGCGCCAACTGGGCAAGCCTGAATCCGGTGTTGAACCCCGGCGAGCCTGGCCTTGAAGAGCACATCGACAATCTGAAGATCGGCGATGGGAAGACGGCATGGAATCAGTTGCCGTACTTACGCCGCGCCTGGATATTGGGGCAGCTTCTGGGATCTGACTTCGCAGACAGCTACTGCGAATACGCCAACAGCAATCTCTGCTGCGCTCGATGGACCTGAAGCAACCGTGGCGTGCGGATCGTGTCCAACAGCCGGATCACGGTTGACCATCCGGGTGTTTATAGCTTCACCTTCTCGATCCAGTTCACCAACAGCGATACGCAGCATCCATGACGTGAATGTCTGGCTGCGGAAGAACGACAGCGGCAGCAGCTGGTGATGTGGCTGCAAGCGATAGCCGCTTCAGCATCACCAGCTAGCCATGGCGGCACCGCTGGCAATGTGATCGGCACTGTGAACTTCGTGCTGCACTTTGATGGCTGATGACTACATCGAGCTGATGTGGGCGACCAGTAATGCCGCGGCCTACATCCATGCTGAGGGTGCGCAAACCAGTCCTTTCTCTCATCCGAGCAATTCCGGGCATCATCTGCACAGTGGTTCAGGTGGCTGCGGCATGACGACTCGACGCGAATCAATCCTTGCTCGGATCCGCACCAACCTCACCGGAACCACTGGCGTTAGCACCAGGATCTACCGCAGCCGGGTCGAGCCACTGGCTAGGGGCGAGTTGCCGGCGCTGGTGGTTGAGCCGATCAACGATACCTGCCAGCAACTGACCAGCACGCCAACGCTGGATTGGACGCTCACTGTGCGGGTCGCGGTGATTGTGCGAGGTGATGTGCCTGATCAAGTGGCTGATCCGATCATCGAAAGCCTGCACGCCAAGATCATGGCGGATCTGACTTGCAATGGTTTCGCCTACGACGTGCAGCCAACTGGTGTCAGTTTTGATCTGATGGAAGCGGATCAACCGTCTGGCGTGATTAGCTGCGACTTCGTGGTGAAGTATCGAACCCAGGTAGCTAATTTGGCGCAGAGTCCGTAGTAGCTACGATGATGGACGAACACCAAGGCAAGGGCGGGAGCTTACCTGCTCGACCCCAAAACCGGCAAGCGAAAGCTCATCGAGCGAACTCAGCCGGCTCCCCACCCCCAACCTGAGGTAGCCACCGATGGCATCAGTTCTGACTCGCCGGCGCCTGATCCTGGCAAAGATTGAATCCACCTACGGCACTGATCCAACCCCCACCGGATCTAGTAACGCCATCTTGGTGCGGAATCTTGAGATCCAGCCGCTGGTCGCTGAGACCGTCAACCGCGACCTGGTGCGCCCTTACATGGGGCAAGCTGATCAACTGCTGGCGCAAACCCGCGTTGAGGTGAGCTTCGAGGTTGAGTTGGCCGGCTCCGGCACCGCTGGCACCGCTCCTGCCTATGGTCCGATCCTCAAGGCTTGCGGCCTGAGCGAGACGCTGGTCACCAGCACCAGCGCCACCTATGCGCCTGTGAGCAGCAGCTTCAGCTCGGTCACCATCTACTACCACGAAGATGGCATCCGCCACAAGCTGACCGGCTGCCGGGGCAGCTTTGAGATCACGGGCGAAGTCGGCCAAATCCCTGTGATCGCTTTCACCATGACGGGCATCTACAACGCCCCGTCGGATGAGACGCTGCCGACCCCGACCTACGCCAACCAGGCCACCCCGCTGATCTTCAAGCAGGGCAACACCACCAACTTCACGGCCTTCTCCTACAGCGGTTGCCTGCAGAGCTACAACTTCAGCATGGCCAATGATGTGATCTACCGCGAACTGGTCGGCTGCGCGAAGGAGATCATGATCACCAACCGTGCCCCCAGCGGCACCATCGTGATCGAAGCTCCGACCATCACGGCCAAGGACTTCTTCGCGATCGCCACTGGCAGCAGCACCGGCTCGATCACCTTCCAGCACGGCACCACCGGCGGCAACATTGCCACGGTGACCACTGCTCAGTCTGATCTGGGCAACCTCAGCTACAGCGATCAGGACGGGGTGCAGATGCTGAACATGCCGTTTATTGCGGTTCCGACCAGTTCAGGCAATGATGAGTTCAGTCTCGCCTTCACCTGATCTTGGCGTTCGTTCTCAAGCAGTCAGACAGCTATAGCTGGCCGATCGCATTTGACATCCCCGTCGATGGTGGCCGTATGCAGCGGCAGACCTTCGATGGGGAGTTTCGTCGGTTGAGCCAATCACGCATCACGCGAGATCGGGCAGCAGATCAAGGCAGAGGAGATCACCGATGCCGAGCTGGCAGCAGAGGTGCTGATCGGCTGGTCTGGCGTGACTGATGATGATGGCAAGGAGGTGCCCTTCAGCCAGAAGGCACTCGAGCAGGTGCTGGATGTACCGATGCTTGCAGCAGCAATCACGCTGGCCTATTTCGAGAGCCTGCAGGGAGCCAAGAGAAAAAACTGACGGAGGCCGCCGAGTATTGGGCAGGCGGTCACGTCATTGATGAAACCGCCGCCGATGCCGCGGCCATGGGCATCGAGTTGCCAGAACTGCCACCAGCTCCTGATGAAGACTTCGGGATCCTGCCCGAAAACTGGCCGGTGGTCGAGATGTTCCTACGGGTCCAAACGCAATGGCGCACCACGATGAGTGGCGTCATCGGGATGGACTATGCAGCACTGGCGTGGGTGTTTAAGCTGTACGAAGTAGACGATCCTCGCTCGCTACTGGAGGGCTTGCAGATTATGGAGGCCGCCGCCATGAGCGTGATCAACAAGCAGGAGGGCTAGCCATGGCGATGAACATGGACGCCATGCTGAAGATCACGGCAAACGTGGTCGGTGAGAACAATATCCGTAGGCTCGGCAATTCGATGCAAGGCCTTGAAGGCCGAGTCAAGAATGCAAGCCTGGCAACCAATCTGCTCTATAGCAGCCTGAAGGGCTTGGCTGCGCTTGCTGTTACTGGTGGTGTGGTCGCACTGGCCAAGTCCGCGATCGACCTTGCAGACGATATGCGCGACCTATCGCAGCGCACTGGCGTCAGCATTGAAGCGCTAGGCAAATTCAAGGTTGCTGCGGAGTTGAGCGGCAGCAGCTTGGAAGGCGTAGCCACTGGACTTAAGTTCCTTAACAAGAACATGGTGGCCGCGGCCACTGGAACAGAAGCGGCGGCTGCTGCATTCAAGACCGTGGGTGTTGCCACCATCGAAGTGGATGGCACATTGCGCAGCGCCGACAAGGTGTTTCTTGATGTGGCCGATCGCTTCAAGGCAATGCGCGACGGACCTGAGAAGGCCGCGCTGGCAATGAAGATCTTCGGCAAAGCTGGCACCGACTTGATTCCAATCTTGAATTTGGGCAGCCAAGAGATCCAGCGTTTTGGCCTTGGTATTGGTCCTGATTTTGCCAACAAGGCTGATGCATTCAACGATCAACTCGGGATCATGCAGGCACAGCTCACTGTGCTCACCGTACAGATTGGCTCGGCATTGCTGCCGGTGATGAGTGGGTTGGTGAGTGTGGTTGGGCGATCTGATTGGATTATATTGGCACTTTGGGCGAGGAGTTCTACGAAGCGATCGGTGGTGCGGCTGGACTTGCAGCAAGTAGCCGCTGGACTGATCAAGACGATGGTGGTGCTCGGTGGTGTGACTGCTGGTGTCTTTATTGCGACCAATATCAGCTGCACTTTGCAACCGCATTGCGGGAGTCGTAACTTTGGCCGTCAGCTGCGTGGTTATTGAACAACTTGAGATTCAAGCAGCACGGACTTGCTAGTTCAAGGCACTTTGCTCGAGCTGCAGTGCTGAGTTTGATTGCTGGTCTGGCTACTCCTGGACCTGCGCAGACTAAGGCTATTGGGTGTGATTACTGGTACCGGTGCCGTTGGTGCTGGGATTGGCTGTTGGCTCTCGAGCAAGCTGATTGATGATCTAATGAAGAAAATCGGCACCGTTGATTCCGTCTCAAGCGCGCTGCGATGCCAAACATCCCAACACCACCACTCGGCACCACGCCAGACCTGAGCGGTTTGCGGACAGGCGCTGGCACGAAGCCGAAGAAAGCAGAGGAAGTAAGCCAGAAGCTGTATCAGCTCGAGCTGGGTCTGCTTGAGGCGCAACGAAAGGAAAACGAAACGCAGGTCGCTTCAATTAAATACGAGATCGCTCAGCAAAAGTTTGCGGAGAGCAAGTTGAAGAACCGCAATGATCTGCTCGAGCTAGCCAAGGCAGAGCGGCAATACATGGAAGACATTGCTGATATAGCAACAAAGACTGGCACCGCTGTTGCGCAGGACTTTATTAAGCGCAACCAACTGCAAGAGGATTACAAGCGCACCGTGGAGGAGCTGCAGATCAAGGCTGGCCTGATCACCGGCGACAAGCTGAAGCAAGTCGAGATCGATCGCGAATTGCAAACGATCCTCGAGCGCCTGCCCGGCCTGACTCAAGCGCAAATCGAGAAACTGAAGGACCTGGTAGCGGCCAGCAAGCAGGTGAAGGACGGCTTCGGTGACACCTTCGGCGAAAGCCTTAGGCAGTATTACGACAGCCTTAAAGAATTTTGGCGGGCAGGTTGCTGATTCAGTGAAGGGTGCCTTCCAAGGCCTTGAGGATCAACTGACCAACTTCGTCACCACGGGCAAGGCAAACTTTGCTGATCTTGCCAACAGCATCATCGCTGACATCACTCGCATTGCGATCCGGCAGGCAATCATCAAGCCGCTGGTGGGCGGTGTGTATGGATATCTTTGGCATCCCCGGCAGCGCGATGGGCAACGTCTTCGCCCAGAACGGCATCCAGAAGTTTGCCCGTGGCGGCATCATCGATAAGCCGACCCTGTTCCCCTTCGCCAATGGCGTTGGCCTGATGGGTGAGGCTGGACCCGAGGCGATCATGCCACTGCGCCGTGGCCGTGATGGCCGCCTTGGCGTGCAGGCTGGCGATGGTGGCGGCGGCGTGAGTGTGGTGGTGAACGTTGACGCCAGTGGCACCAGCGTGCAAGGTGACAATGCCAAGGGCGCTGAGTTCGGCCGGGCAATCAGCGAAGCAGTCAAGAATGAGATCGTGATCCAGAAGCGCCCAGGAGGCTTGCTCAACTAATGGCCACCTTCTCCTACACACCCAGCTTCGAGGCCACTGAGATCAGCAAGCCGAGGGTGGTCACCTTCGAGGCAGGTGATGGCTACCAGCATCGCGTCGGTTTCGGCCTGCATCGCAACGGTAAGGAGTGGCAGCTCAACTTCCTGAACCGCACCGACACCGAGCGCGACAACATCACGGCCTTCTTGGACGCCAGAGCTGGCGTCGAGAGCTTCGACTGGACACCTCCCAGTGGTTCAGTGCGGGCAAATACATCTGCAGAGAGTGGCAGACCACGCTGCGCTCCTGCAACTTCAACAACATCACCGCCACCTTCGTTGAGGTGTTCGAGCCGTAGCCATGGCGATACCTGTCTCAGAGCTACAGAAGATCGCGCCGAGCAGCATCATCGAGCTATTCGAGCTGCAGCTTGTCACCGCACTGCATGGCAGCAATACCACCTACCGCTTCCATGCCGGCAGCAATATGGATGCCAATGGTGAACTGGTCTGGAATAGCAACAGCTATCAGCGGTTCCCGGTCGAGGCTGAAGGTTTTGAGTACACAGGCACCGGCAGCTTGCCGCCGGCCGAAGATCAAGGTGAGCAATATCCTCGGCAGCATCACCACGATCTTGGCGACAGTCAATGCCACCACCGCCGGCAATGATCTGACCGGAGCGACGCTGACCAGGATCCGCACCATGGCGCGGTACATCGATGGCGCTAACTTCACCGGCGGAACCAATCCCTACGGCACACCGGATCCGACTGCTGAGTTCCCGCGGGAGGTCTACAAGATCGCGCGGAAGTCATCCGAAAGCCGGCAGGTAGTCGAGTTCGAGCTGGCCGCGGCGTTTGACTTGGTGGGCGTGCGAGCGCCTAAGCGACAGTGCATCGCCAACATCTGCCAATGGGTGTACCGCTCAACGGAGTGCGGCTACACCGGCAGCAACTACTGGGACGCCAATGACAACGTGGTCGGTACGCTGGCCGCTGATATATGCGGCAAGCGTCTGAGCAGTTGCAAGCTACGGTTCGGGGCAACCGCTGAACTGCCCTATGGCAGCTTCCCTGGCATCGGCGCCTACACCGTATGAGCTGGAAGACTGACGCACTCAAGCACGCTCAGGAGGAGGATCCTCGCGAGGCTTGCGGCTTGGTGGTGGTCATCAAAGGCCGCCGCCGTTACTGGCGTTGCCGGAACCTCGACCAAGATGGCACGCAATTTGTGCTCTCTCCTGAGGACTACGCCGCTGCAGAAGATGCCGGCGAGATCGAGGCCGTCTTCCATAGCCATCCAGATCACGCCGCCAGAACCGAGCCAGCCGGATCTGATCAGCATCGAGGCCACCGGCCTGCCGTGGTACATCGTCAACCCGAAGACCGAGGCCTGGTCAGAGACGCATCCCAGCGGCTACAAGGCGCCACTGATCGGGCGGAGCTGGGTGTGGGATGTGAGTGATTGCTGGACGCTGGTGCGGGACTGGTATGGCGAGCACGGCATCAGACCTGCCGGACTGGGATCGGCCAGCTACTCATGCGGACTTCGAGGTGCAACCATTATTTGATGGCTTCTGGAAGGAGGCTGGCTTCTATCAACTGCCGGAGGAGGAGCCGCTGCAGTTTGGCGATGGCCTGCTGATGAACATTGAAGGCCGCGGCCTCAACCATTGCGGTGTGTATATCGGCGATCAGTTGGTGCTGCATCATCTGCGCGGGCGCCTCTCAAGCCGTGATCTGTATGGCGGCTGGCTGCAGAATTGCACCGGCCGTAGACTCCGCCATCGCGACGCCGATAAACTGACCGAAGGCTGAGGTTGCCATGCTGCGCGAGATCCGAGTGTATGGGCAGCTCGCCAAGTTCCTCGGACGGCGCAAGTTCATGGCGGCCGTTGATAGTGCAGCAGAGGCGATCCGATTCCTGCTGGCGAACTATCCGCAGGTCGAGCGGCACATGTGCCAAGACGGCCGCCACTATCGCGTGATGGTTGGCGATCACGCCGTAGGAATGGAGGAGCTGCATGGTCCGGCTGGCGGCAATGCGATCAAGATCGTGCCGGTGATCGGTGGAGCTGGTGGTGGTGTTGGGCAGATCCTTGCTGGTGTTGCGTTGGTTGCTGCAGCAATCTTTATCCCTGGCCTCGGCCTTGGTCTTGCTGGTGCCACGGTCACCAAGATCGGCCTACTGGGCGGCGCGCTGATCCTCGGTGGCATCTCGCAGGCACTGACGCCAACGCCAACGCTGGCGGCATCCAGCACCTACAGCGGACCGCAGGGCACTACCAACACCGAGATGGATCCGCAGAAGTCCTATAGCTTCAGCGGGATTCAGAACACCAGCCGAGCAGGTGTGCCGCTGCCCCTAGTCTTCGGTGAGGTGATCTGCGGCTCCGTGGTGATCTCGGCCGGCATCGACACCGTGCAGATAGAAGCATGAGCGAACTGATCCGCGGTGCAGGTGGTGGCGGTGGCGGCGGCGGCGGAACAACCGTTGTCCAGCAGACCGTTGTTGCACCAACTCGCACGCCAGTTCGTGATCCAGACACGCTGGCCTCGAAGCAGTACGCGACCTTCGTTGATCTGCTGAGCGAAGGCGAGATCGAAGGTTTCCCATCGGCAGCGGCCTATACACGCGGAACCGATGACTACAACCGGGCGCTGCTTAAGGATGTATTCCTGAATGGCACGCAGATCCTGCGGCAGGGCGCTGATGCAACCAACCCGCAGTCTGCCGACTACAACTTCCAGAACGTCACGCTGCAGGCGCGCTACGGAACGCAGGCACAGACCTACGTCTCTGGCTTCTCTGATATTGAGCGGGAAAGCAGTGTTCAGGTAAAGGTCGAGCAGGCTACACCGATCACGCGCACGATCACCGACACCACCGTCGATGCTGTTCGAGTCACCATCACGGTGCCGCGGCTTGAGCAATACACCGATGAGGGTGATGTGCGTGGCACCAACATCAACCTTCAGATCCGCGTTCAATACAACGGCGGTGGTTACACCACCGTGATCGATGACACGATCGCCGGCCGCACGGCTGATCAATATCAGAAGGATTACAAGATCAGCTTCACCGGCTCCTTCCCGGTTGATGTGCGTGTGGTGCGCATCACTGCCGATAGCGTCGATACCAACCTGCTCAACGACTTCTACTGGTCGAGCTACACCGAGATCACTGAGCAGAAGCTGCGGTATCCGAACAGCGCACTGGTCGCGATGCGCCTTGATGCTGAGCAGTTCAGCAGCATCCCCAGCCGCACCTATCGCGTTCGCGGGATGAAGGTGCAGATCCCGAGCAACGGGACTGTGAATCAGACCACCGGCGCCATCAGCTATGCCGGGGCATGGAACGGCACCTTCGGCGCTGCAGTTTGGACTTCTGATCCGGCCTGGATTCTCTATGCACTGCTGACCAACACCCGCTGGGGATTAGGTGATCACATCGCCGCGAGCCAGCTCGACAAGTTCGCCTTCTACTCCGCCAGCCAGTACGCATCCGCCAGCGTTGATGACGGCTTCGGCGGCACCGAGCCTCGCTTCTCCTGCAATGCGCTGATCCAGAACCAAGAGGAGGCCTACAAGCTGATCAACGATCTGTGCTCCGTGATGCGGGTGATGCCGTACTGGAGCACTGGCGCGCTGACCATCAGCCAGGACAAGCCGACCGATGCCAGCTACCTGTTCACGCTGGCCAACATCAGCGCTGATGGCTTCACCTATACCGGCTCAGATCTGAAGACCAGGCACACGGTTGCGATCATCAGCTACCTCGATCTTGAGACGCAAGACATCGCCTACGAGGTGGTGGAAGACCAAGAGGCGATCGCGAAATATGGCGTGATCACCACCAACATCAAGGCCTTCGCCTGCACCAGCCGCGGCCAAGCTGCACGCCTGGGCGAATGGTTGCTCTACACCGAGCAGTACGAAACCGAGGTGGTCTCCTTTAAGACTTCCGTTGATGCCGGCGTGCTGGTGCGGCCGGGGCAGGTGATCGAGATCGCCGATCCGGTGAAGGCTGGTGTGCGCCGTGGTGGTCGCATTGCGTCAGCCACCACCACCGTGATCACGGTCGACGACACCGCCGAAACCGATTTGGTCACCACCGGCAGTGCGACGCTATCGGTGATCCTGCCTGATGGCACCGTTGAAACCAAGGCAATCAGCAGCATCGCTGGCGCGAACATCACCGTCTCCTCCGCGTTCAGCACTGCACCGAATACCAACAGCATCTGGGTGCTGAGCAACAGCAACGTCGAAACCAGCACCTGGCGCGTGCTGACGATCAGCGAGATCGATCGCGTTCAGTATGAAGTCACTGGCGATCGCGTACAACGCCAGCAAATACAACTACGTCGAGCGTGGCTTCAAGCTGCAGACGCGCGACATCACGCAGCTCAATGAACCACGGCCTGCACCGACCAACCTGTCAGCCAGCGAGACGATCTACGAATCCAACGGCCAAGTGCGGGTGAAGCTGATCGTGAGTTGGACCGCAGTTGTTGGCGTCTCGCAGTATCAGGTGCAATGGCGCGCGGTGAATGGCAACTGGACAACGGTCAATGTGCCGCGCACTGATTACGAGATTCTCGACACCACTGCGCAGACTTACGAGATCCGGGTCTACAGCCTCAATGGCGCACGCACCCAGCACCTCACCCGCATCGCTGAGCTTCGCAGCAGTCGGCAAGACGGCCGTACCGGGCAACGTGCAGAACCTTACCTTCGAGGCGATCAGCGCCAACTCCGGTCGGCTTCGCTGGAATCCAACCGTTGATCTCGACGTGAAGATCGGCGGCAGTGTTCACATCCGCCACAGCAACCTGACTGATGGCACCGCCACATGGGCAAACAGTGTCGATCTGGTGGAGGCCAAATCAGGCAGCGCAACCGAGGCCATCATCCCGCTGGTGGAAGGCGAGGTGCTGGTCAAGTTCGAGGATGACGGCGGCCGCCAGTCAGCTACTGAGACCAGCGTGATCGTGGATCTGCCCGACACATTGGGCAATCTGCTGGTGCAGTCACGCCGCGAAGATGCCGACACGCCGCCATTCCAAGGCAGCAAGACCACGGTGTTCTACAGCGAGGAATACGACGCGCTCACACTGGATGGCACTGGCCTGATCGATGGCATCACCGACTTCGATGCGATCACATCGTTCGACATCCTTGGCGATGTATCCAGCAGCGGCACCTATCAGTTCAACAGCACCCTGGACTTGGGTTCCGCCTACAGCCTCGATCTCAAGCGGTTCTTCGTCACCCGTGCCTACTTCCCATCGGATCTGATCGATAGCAGGCTGGGCGATGTTGATGATTGGAGTGATTGGGATGGCGCCGCTGCGGCTGGCGTCAATGCCAAACTCTACCTGCGCAGCACCAGCGACGACCCCGGCTGGTATCACCTACATGGTCGAGCTGGCAGGAGTTCGTCAATGGCACCTTCAAGGGGCGCGGCTTCCAGTTCAAGGCGGAACTGACCAGCAACGATATTGCGCAGAACATCCTGATCGATGAGCTGGGCTACGAGGCCACCTTCCAGCGGCGGCAGGAGCAGAGCGTTGGCAGCATCGCGAGCGGAGCTGGCGCCAAGGCGGTCACCTTCGACAAGCCCTTCTTCACTGGCACCGCAGCACTGGGCGGTGTTGATAGCAATCTGCCAAGCGTAGGTATAACTGCTCAGAACCTAGCCACGGGTGATTACTTCGTGGTCACTGGCGTCAGTGGCACCGGCTTCACGGTAACATTCAGGAACAGCGCTGGCACTGCAGTCGACCGGAACTTCGCATGGTCCGCTGTCGGATATGGCAAGGCGGCCTAAATCCTGCAAGAATCTAGGCATTGTCATCAAGCGGTGTAGCACATGAGTCCTCAAGCGGATTATGTGGTCAGCAATGGAACTGGAGCGGCCGTAAGAAGCGACATCAATGGTCAGCTCGCTGCCATCGTCAGCAACAACAGCGGCGCAACTGCACCATCAACCACCTATGCCTACATGCTGTGGGCGGACACCACCACCGGCTTGCTTAAGCTTCGGAATGGTGCGAACAGCGCTTGGATCGAACTGTTGGCGATCTGACGGCGACTTCAACCTTCGGTTTCGGTCGATCACTGGCTAGCGCGGCAGCACCTTCGATTCTAACGCCAGCGGCACCGATACACGGCATCCACAGCAGCGGCACTGACGCCATTGATTTTTCAGCGTAGCACCGTCGCTTTGGCATCGCCAGCGGTGGGATCTGACGGTTTCTGCGGCAACGTCACACTGAACGCCCAGGCGACCTGCGGTTTGCCGACGGATAGCAGCAACTGGCTGCGTTCAGTCTACCCGCCACTGGTTCCGCAGACGTCAACTTGGACGCTGCCGAGTGCGGACGGCACTAACGGTGGCGCTGACAACTGATGGCTTGGCACGCTTAGCTGGATTCACAGCGGTCCACCACAGTCAACATCGACAGCTGGCAATACGAACGCCACCGTTGTTGATGCTGCCGATCTGACGGACGCTTCATTGTGACTACCGAAGGCACTGAGCGACTTCGTATTGACGCCAGGGAATGTGGGCATTGGCGAGACGCCTGACTCGACATTACGATCAAAGCCGCTTCAGCTGCAACGCCGTTTGCGCGTTAGTGGACCGAGCAGTCCGAGTTTGCCCGCATCGACAGTTCCGGCAGGCTCTTAGTGGGCACGTCTAGTGCGTCTGGCGACGCTCTACTTCAAGTTAATGGTGGTTACAACATTCTAAAAGGGTTCAATAAGCGACCACCGTTGCAACGTGGTTCATTGTTTTATAAAACTTCTAGCACGGCAATTAGCATTGTTGCCAATGCAGCATTTAACGGATACTTCTACAGTAGTGCCACTGCTGTAACAATGCCCGGCAGTTTTACCAACAACACCGACTACGCCATCTGGCAACATCCAACTTCTGGTGCATTGGTAGCTGATGCAAGTTTCATAACTGCACCCGCAGGAGCCACAGGCGGATCCATCGTGGGCGGCTTTCATTACATTCCCAGCGGTCGGCCCACGGCTGAAAACAACGGCAGTCCAACTGGCTCCGCCGAGATCCTGGAGTTCAGCATTTGGGATCTGACCTACCGGCCCAGCTGCCCGGACCCCCGTGGCATGGCTTGCATCAACGATGCGTTCTGGATCGACCTGTATCTGGCAGGCGCGACCAGCTATGCCGGCAGCACCTTCTCTGCGGTGCCCAGCAGCAAGATCGGCTTGACCATTGCAGACGGGTCCAGTGCTCCCTTGGTGCCCGCCCAGTACGGCGGTAACGGCAGCACCACCTACGGCAGCTTCACCTGGTACGAGGCGTCAGAGATGGCAGCCAGTTTTGGCAAGCGTCTTCCGTTCTATGCAGAGTTTGCTGCCGCTGCCTTTGGCGCCCCGGAGGCTGGCAGCCGCGGCACTGACCCTGGCACGGTGATCTGGGAGCGGGCCAGCAAGTTTGGCCTGGCGCAAGCCACAGGTGTCATGTACCAGTGGGGTGCAGACACCAGCGGCAACGGCTCTGGCGGGGCCTGGACAGCGAGCACAGAGGGTCGAGGCAGCGTCTACTCAACAGATGCCCGCGCCGTCATCCTGGGGGGCGACTGGCGCGACGGGGCCAACTCCGGCTCACGTCTCGCCGACTGGACCTACACTCCCTGGGTCTCCGGCAACTACATTGGGGCGCGTTTTGCGGCCGGGCACTTGGTACTTGGATAGGAGGCGCGACAGCGCCGACTGCCAATGACCAGCAAGCGAGCCTCTGCGGACCCTTCCAAGGAGGCTCATGGCCTCTACATGGTCGAGAAGTACGAGCGGGTGATCGACTACCTCTACCCGCTCGCTCAAACCATTCCCCGCAAGCACGGCACCTTCCGCGAGCTGTTCATCCGCCAGCTTTTCTTGGTGGCCGAGCACCTCAACGACGCCATCAAGGCCAACCAGCTCAGCCGCTGCTACGTGCTCGATGGCAGCCTGGGCCAGCTGCGGTTGCTGCTGCGCTTCATGGTGCATCACAAGCGCAAGCTGATGACCGAGCACCAGCTGGAGACCAGTCAGGCCCTGGTGGGTGAGGTTGGCGCCATGCTCGGCAGCTGGATTAAGCGGCTGCAAGAGCACAAAAAGGTGCCAAGGTGTGAGCGGTCTTGATGGGAGCGCCGTCATCCTGGGGGGCAACTGGAACAACGGGGCCAACTCCGGCTCACGTAACGCCAACTGGAACAACACTCCCTGGAACTCCAACAACAACATTGGGGCGCGTTTTGCGGCCGTGGCCACTGCCAAACACCACCACGCTCTGCTGTTTCTACGGGGCAGCAGGCCGGTGCCTACCAGGTGCCAGCCATCAAGACCAGCTTCGGCAAACTCAGGGCCGAGTGGTGGCAATGGCAGGGAGTAGTCCATCGAAACCTGCCGCTACCTTCCAATGGGCCAGAAGTTTCGCAATCTTTACCAGCAGATTTACGCCTGGGAAAACCTGCTGACGGCTTACGCAGAAGCCCGGCGAGGTAAAACCTACAGCAGTTCCTACTTGCGTTTTAAGGAATACGCGCTGGCCAATCTTCGGCAGCTGCAGCTTCGTCTTATTGAAGGCGCGTGGCGGCCTGATGCACAGCTTCAGTTTGACATCATTGACCCTAAAAAGCGGACGATTGCGTGTCAGAGCTTCCGCGACCGCGTGCTTCATCACGCCTTGATTCAAGTGGTCGGCCCCATCCTTGATGCCGCCATGATGCCCCAGGTCTTTGCCTGCCGGGTTGGTCTTGGCACACACAAATGCGTAACGCGGATGCAACAGCTGATGCGCCAAAACCCAGACGCCTGGGTGCTTCACGTGGATTTTAGCAAGTTCTTTCCGTCAATTCCTCAGGACCTACTGCTGAATCATCTGGGCAAAAAAATCACATGCCGACGAACGCTGCTGCTGATTGAGCAGGTTTTGTCAGTCCAATCAAAAGGCGTGCCGATTGGAGCATTGACCAGTCAGACCTTTGCCAACTATTGGGGCGGCAAGCTGGATCGCTTTATTGCAGCCAAAGGGATTGGCAACTTTGTCCGCTACATGGACGATGCAGTAATCATTGTGGCAAACAAGGCTGACGGCTTGGCCTTAAAGGATGAAATTTGCGCGTTTGTGGATTTAGAGATGGGCCAGCGCATTGGCAAATGGAGCCTGGGCCCAGTGGAGCGCGGCGTTACCTTTTGCGGCTTTCGCATCCGCCGCAAATTCAAGCTGATCAAGCGTCAGAGCATGATTCGGCAACGCCGCAAATTACGGCTGCTCCTGGCGCACGAGGACTATGAGGGTTGGCGCTCCTGTCAAATTGCCTGGATGGGCCATGTGCGCCATGCTGATGGTCAGAACGGATTGGCCCACATGGGCCTTGCTTCCCCATGCTGATCAACACCATTGAAGACCTGCAGGCAGCAACCAGCAGCCAAGAGCAATCCGCGTTTTTAACCGGGCTGCTCAACGACTACGTGACCTTTGACGATGCCGTCTATCCCGAGGGCTACGACCGCACCCTGCAAGAAGGTGACGAAGGGCTATGTCGCGCCTGTGATCCGCCAGGAATGGAACGCTGGTGCTGCCGCAGCTTGGGGGTTTGCGAACCGCAAGGCAATCGAGCAAACTTTGGCCTAAGCCCAGAAGTCCTAATGCAGGTGTGCCGTGGCAGTAAAAAGCAAGACCGGCACCGCTCGCATTGAGCACCAGCCGGGACCACCGAAGACCACGCGCCAAGGGTTCGGCCAGCACAGCCGCCCACGGCGCCGCGGCCGCAAGCCACTGAGGGGGCAAGGCAGCTAATGGACGCCGATACGCTCGCAAATTGGCGCAAGATCCGCGACCACCTCGAGCGTGTCGGGGCAACCGACAACCACTACTACCGCCGCGCGGTGGCAATCACCAGCGGCAGGCCAGATCCGTTCGATCGCTACCATGGATTCGAGCCTGGTGGTGCCGGTGAGCGATCAACATGACAGCGTGGGAGAGGTGTTCTCACGCGCCCTTCCTGCTGCTATCGCCACTGGCATGGTGGCCATCGGCGGCCTGCTGATCTCGATGCAGATTCAGTCCGCGAGGATCGAGGCAACGATCACGCAAATCGCAAAGAATTTGGAAGAACTGAAGATTGATGTACGCGCCGAGCTGAATGATCTTGACCGTAGGGTGCGCGCCCTTGAGATGCGGCGGTAGCCTGAGCACAGCATCACCAATCAGATGAGCGCCGAAACCCTTGCCGTGATCGCGATCATCGTGGCGGCTGGCTCCGAGATCATTGCCGTCTCCCCGTTGAAGTCCAATAGCTGGATCCAGCTCCTCCTTCAAGCATTGCGCCTGATGTTCCCTAAACACCGCTGATCATGGCCAACTCGGCGCCGATCACACTGCAGGCTCTGTTTCGGTATTACAAGGGACTTCCCCATCAGGCCGCAGCGATCAGCCTGCTCCAGCAGGATCTGGCCGCCAATGGCTATCAGCAGGCGATGCGGCGTGATCGGCCGTGGTTTGAGGCTTGGTCGCAGGATGGTAAGCAGGTCGACCTATGCACCTGCCATCAATTTGTGCAAGCAGTTTGAGGGCGTTCACCTCTCCGCCTATCCTGATCCACTAAGTGGCGGCGAGCCGTGGACCATCGGTTATGGCACCACCCGCTATAGCGGCGGCACTCCGGTCAAGCAGGGCGACAAGATCACGATCATCGAGGCCGACATGCTGTTGCGCCTTGAGGTGGATCGCATCGCCAACAAGTTGGCCAGCACCATCCCGCACTGGAAGGTGATGGATGACAACCAGCGGTCGGCGCTGGTGAGCTTCGCCTACAACCTCGGCGCTGACTTCTACGGCACCTCTGGCTTTGAGACGATCAGCAAGGTGCTGCGCGAGCAAGCATGGGACAAGGTGCCTAAAGCGATGGAGCTGTACCGTAACTCTGGCAGCAACGTCGAGGCTGGCCTGCTGCGGCGCCGGAAGGCCGAAGGTGAGCTGTGGGGCGACCATCGCCCGAAGGTGCAACAGGAACCGGCCAGGCTGACACCGGATTCATCCTTCAGCGCGCGCATCACGCCACACATCCGGCTCGGTGAGTTTGCACTCGATCAGGAGGCGCGGCGTTTCCGCCATCAGTATCAGGTGAATACAGCAGCGGAGCTGGCGGCGTTCCTCGAGCGGGTGCGGCAACGGTTCGGCGGCAAGGGCGTCATCATCACGAGTGGCTACAGGCCTGCAGCGATCAACGCCTCAGTCGATGGTGCCAGCAACAGCGAGCACCTCTACTCCGCGCCTGGTGTTGGTGCGGTTGATTTCGTGATCGATGGCGCCGACATGAAAGCTGTTGAGAAGTGGTGTGATGACAACTGGCCATTCAGCCTCGGCTACGCTGCACCGGCCTTTATCCATCTCGGCCGCCGCGCTGATGGGCAGCGCCGCCGCTGGGACTATGCCTGATGCTGCTACCTGATCATGAGATCCGTCGCCTGTGCCAGCAGCACGCGATGGTGAGTCCGTATCGAGACGAGCTGCTCAACCCGGCCAGCATTGACGTGCGCCTGGGCGATCGAATCATGATCGAGCAGGAACATGGTCCCGATCTGCAGATCATTGGATTGTGCGAGTACAACCGCGAACAGCCGTTCATGATTCATCCGGGCGAATGGTTCTTGGCTGAAACGCAGGAGATATTCCATCTGCCCGATCACGTCGGCGCTCAGTTCGTGCTCAAGTCCAGCCGCGCGCGTGAAGGTTGGGACCACGCCGAGGCCGGATGGTTTGATCCGGGATACTGCGGCCGCCCCACCTTGGAGCTGCGCAACAACAGGCAGCACCACTCGCTACCGATGTGGCCGGGCATGTTGATCGGTCAGGTGAAGTTTCTACTGGTCAGCGGCACCCCAGAACGCTCCTACGCGCAGACCGGCCGCTATCAACACGACCTATCCGTAACCGCCAGCAAGGGCTAGCCCGCCATCGGATTCTTCAGTGGCGCCATCCGCTGCCGGTGGATCATGCCGGGTGCCTCGGCTGGATCATCGAGCGAGATCAGAGTGTAATCATCGCAGCCGTGCTGCTCCGCAAAGGTGGTGGCGGCGATGTGGGTGGTGAACGGTCCGATGTGCCACGGACCGATGCGGAGGACGTAGGTCATGGAGGAAGGTTAGTTGGCTTGAGATTGGTGGCAGCACATTGGCGCCCACTGATCACCCATTGCGTCGGCGATTCCCGATAGGTGCGAGCTGCGTTCCTTCCATCGGTCGGGACTGGGCGGCAGATTGAGGATCCGCTGCTCTCGACCATCGGCATAGGCAGTCGGTCGAGGCGAGGCAGGTTATGTAGCCATAGGCAGGTGGCTTGACTCGCCATGACCGTACTCCCATGGCTGGATTATCTGATTCGGTTTGCAGATTGCGGTGCTGATGGTGCTGACCGGATTCTCGATGCACCATCGCGGAATTGGTGCTGCCATCAGCAGGCGCACAAAGTCCAGTTGCCTGCTCGGTCATGCAGGATCACGCTTGCCGGCGTAGGTCGCCGCGCATGCCACTGATAGCTAGGTAGCGTGCAGGGTGGATGCGCAACCATCAGATCCCAACCATCGGCAAGGACCTCCTCGACTGGTTGCTGCAGATGCCATTGCGGATCGGCTTCACAGTCGAGCAGATCGCAACTCCAAGCATCGTGGCCATGCCGGCGGAACGCATCACGCACACGGCCGCTGTATTCGCAGGCGACTAGGACTCGCATCAGTAGAGGCGAGCCACCTCAACGTCGCGCATGGTGGTGCGGTTGAGCTTCATGAGCACCACGATGGCATCAGGGCGCTGGGCGTGGCCGCGCTCAGCAGCAGCAGTAGCGGCCTTGCGGGTCATCATGCCGGTTTGATGCGATGCCGTTGATCTGAAGGAAGAACATGGGTCCGGTGCGTTGATGTGATAATTATGCACCGCCGACGGTGCAGGTTGCCGTGCATCGGGCAACCTGTTCACAATCCGTCACATAAGCCGATCCGGTCGCAGCCGCTACCGTGCAGCAAGCGGCGGCCAGCCCATGCGGGCGTTCATCGTTGAGATCACCGCCAAGCTCATCGTCCGCAGCGACACCGACCCCGACGAGCTTGCCGGCTGATCTCTACAGCCGCATCGCCGAGCACATCCACAGCGATGACGACATCCTCGACATCGAGGTGCAACGCCGTGCCCCTGCCGCCGGATCTCAGTGGAACAGCACCACATTGACGAGACGCGCCTGGTCACGCGGCGCTCCGCCCGTGATCAGATTCACCTGGCCTGGAACTACTGCTGCGCCTATTGCAACGAGCCCCTCGGCCGCTCACTGACCCTCGATCACGTCATCCCCAAGGTCCACGGCGGCCTTACCGTCCGCGAAAACCTGGTGAGTTGCTGCTTCATGTGCAACAGCCAGAAAGGCCACAAGCCCTGGGTGGACTGGTTTCGCGCGCAACCGTTTTGGACAGCACTGCGCGAGTGGTCGATTGCCGAATGGCTTAACCAATCCGAGTAAGCCAGATGGTGGCGATCAACATGCCGCCTAGCCAAGTCATTCCGAACACCACCACCGACGGGATCTTCATTGCGCCAACATCTGATTCAGGTAGATCTCAGCCTGAAACCAGTCAGAGCTGTACCGGCAGATACCACCGACACAGCTCCGGTAATACACCTCACCCTGCTCCGCTGGCAGCAGCGTCTCGATGTAACCGCCATCTCGATCTTCACGGCTAATCACTTCCGGTCCGAACATTGCTCTGCCTCCTGCTGGTGGATCCATGTCTTCAGTCTCCGCCACATACTCACGCAACACCTGCGCCTGATGCAGGTGCCACTGATCGCCCGTGGCGAACCACATGACAGTTGTGGCGATCAACAGCCTGCAACAACTGGTGGATCAGGGGGCACCAGTCAGGCTCGGACTGGCGTGTTCCATTCGCGTGGCATCAGTCCGCACGATCGGAACAGTTCACAAACTGCAGCAAATGCTCCCACCGCTTCGCTTGCTTTCAGGGATCAGCAGATCACACCGTTGTGTGCTCATCTCCCACTGGATGCAGTCCCAACACATCTTCTCCGGCTGTCTCCGGCCTGATGCTCTCCACCGCCGCATCGAAGATCTCATCGGCCGCAGATCAGCGCATCACGCAGGCTCGCTGCTCTTGGTATCGATCTCAACCTGGTGCTCAGGCTTCGGTCCAAGGATCACCCGAGCGTGCCAAGTTCGATCAGCACGGTCGCAGACCAGCAACAGTCGGCCGCCGTGCAACCTGATCATTCATCCTCACCATAACTCGGTTGGTGATACAACCGCTCGAGCTGCATGGTGATCGGCTCATTCGGCCTCGGTAATGTCGATGGGATCGGTCTGATCTCGCACCACGAAGACCATCCGCGAGCTGTGCCGCTTGATCACCAGCAGGCCGATCCGTTCGCTGCTGGCACAGGATGCGCAGAGCTTGATCTGTTCGATCCAGTTCAGTTGAAGGTGGTCGAGCATGTCTCCATCTTGGCAATGAGTCGTTGCAGATACCACTCCGCCTTGCGTGCATCCTCGAGCGCATTGCCCTTCAGCCACATGCGGATCATGTACTTGAGCGCTTGGCCTTGCAGGTAGGCCAAGACCATGTGCGGCGCATCGGCGATCACCGACTCGATGAAGTCGATCGCCTCGACGGTGCCGGCTGGTGTAGTGCGCAGGATGGTTGATCAGATCAGCCATGGCGTGGTGCTCCTCTTTTAGGTTTGCGTTCAAGGTCGGCCGCCATCTCTGCAGCAGCGCGCAGCATGGTGCTGAGCGGGATGCCACTGATCGAGCGGTCGGCCATCCAACGAATAGCAAGCCGATAGCCGTGGCTGGCGTTGCCGTTGCCGATCTGCCGCGCCATTGCTACTTCCTCGTCCGTTACCCGGATGTTCAGGGTGCGGTTACGGAGTCAGCGCCACTTCTCACCCAGCAGATACTTGGCGGCACACCTCGATGGCCTGTTGCGCCTGCTTCTGCGGTCATCACCGATTCGGTCTCGTCCATCGCCTTGACCACACGCTGCGAGCAGGTCCGGGTAGTCGGTGTCGCGGAACCTGGCTGGCCAGGTCACGCGCGAACTCCTCCCATAGGCCGGTGATAGGTGCCGCAGGTGCGGCCGCTGGCGCTGGTAGAGCGCCTCCATCATGTCGTGCGCGTTGATTGATCGAGTTGAGTGTGGACTTCATTGGATTGAGCTGTTGACGGAGGTTCGAAGCAGTTCGGAGCAGAGCTCGCTCACGGTTGCTGGATGCCCATCGTGCCGCGGAGCTGCTGCACTCGGATGTCGAGCAACGCTGCGAATCCGGCGGCGTTCATGATCTTGGCCTGCACTGAAGGCGCTGCTATCGCTCAGCAATTGGGCGATGCGTTCGCGGATGTCGTTCATTAATCGGCCTCCAGCACCGCCTCAAGCAAATCGGCAGCGTCAGTTAATCCATAGGAGTTCAGCCAAGCAGCTATCTCGCTAGTCGCGGCGCGGGCGTAGCCGTCAAAAAATTCGGGAGGATCATCGCTGTCACAAATTGCACCAGCTACCCGCCGCACCAGCGAACTTCTAATTTGATCTGAATTTGAAGTTGGGTTGTAGGTGTCTTTTACTCCTTCGGCCACAATGTCGCGGATGCCTGCTCCTAGCTCAAGTCTTTCGACCCTGGCGCGAAGTTCAAGAAAACATTGCGCGTCTTCATCGCCACGCTCGGCCCACTGTTGTTGGAAATCCCAGGCACGAGCTAACGCATCCTGTTGCTCAGGCGTTGTCATCATGCCACCTCAACAACAGCACCTGGCCAGCGGGCTTCGGCATAGCGCTGCGCATGGCGGCTGCTCTCTGCCTTGGTAATCCACGTCATTGGCTGACCGCCGGGCTTGTAGACGATCACACGGAACTCACGGACGCGACTACCAGCCTGCGGCCGGCTGATGCCTTCGCCATGTCGGCTTTGATCTTCTTCATCGTTGCGCCATTGGAAGGCGATCGGCGAACTAGACATAGAGCTGCGGATCAGTGACGGATTGAGGGTTGAGCCATTCGATCTCGTTCCACCACGGCATCCATGTGATCGGCGGCCATCGGACTTGGCCTCGGTCAGGCTGTGCGCCCGCACGCACTCGACCACGTTGGCGGACTTGATCGTGAAATAGAAGCGGCGCGTCTTCATCGGATGATCACCTGCTGACTGGGTGCCGGAATGCGTGGCACCGGCTTGGTTGCCGGCCTCGATGCCGATCATGGCGAACACGGCCGCGACGACCAGCAGGCAGATGGCGTTGTTGATGCGGTTGATCATGGAACTGGTTTGATCAGCGAATGAGTTGATCTGGATGAATGGTCCCCGAGATTGCTGCTCAGGCAGGTAGCAGGTCATAAGAAATCCTGAGTGCTGATCGTGCCGCCAAGTTCGCGACGGCGTACAGGATCAGCTTGATGGCGCGGAAGCGGGTGGGCGTCTCGTCATGCAGGCGAACAGCGATCCGGCGTCGGCACCTTGTCATTGGCAAAGAAACCGGAGTGGATGCCTTCGGTGCCGGTGGTGCCTGGCTTGCGGATGATGACGCGGAAGCGAGCAGCGGGCATGGCGGAGAAAGCGGTGGAGGCCTTTGCCTCCGGTTTCCTAATGATGCACCAGCGGCGGGGCACAATCCATAGGCGTGTGACAGTTCTTCACACTGCCTCGCTGCCGACCGCGATCTCCACCGGCATCACGCAGTACTGGCTTGCTCTGTCCCTTTGGCGCAGACCGGCTCCCAGCCCACAACCGCTAGTGGACTGACCGGCAGCTCGATCGTGTAACCACGACATGGCTCGCAGGTCACTCGCACTTGACGCTTGCGCACGGTCACACTGTCGTGTCGCGTGACCATTGGTCGCAACCGCCCTGATCCGAGCGCTGCCGCATCTGGAACACCGTTCACACTGCATCGCTATCGTGCAGTGATGTACCCCACCACTATGGCACAGTGAACTTCGGTGAGTGGATGGCCATCGAGCTGTCACCCGAGCAGCAGTTCGAGATCGAAAAACAAGCCCGCACCCTGCTCTCAAGCCCGGATGCGGGTGTAATGGCCGCGGCGCTCCTAAAGCAGGCCTGCTACCAGCAACAACTGCTGCAGCAGGCCGTCAATGAGATCGCCCGCCTCGAGTGCGAGCTGATGAACCACTAGAACAGGTCGCCGCTCACATCCACCACGGTGCCACTGGTGGCCTGCGCCAGCGTCTGCGCTGACCCTTCGCCTCGATCGCCTGCTGCGTCTTCCAATCAGGCTTGAGCCACCACGCTGAGATACTTCACGCCGCTGTTGGAGGTCTTCGCCCAGCCGCTCAAGCGCACCGGGATCTCATTGCGCTCGCCCTGCGGGTCAGCATTCATCAGATACTGCGCCAGCGCATAGGCCTGGTCAGCGGGCACGTTCAGCACGCCATCGAACTCGGGATAGTTCTTGCCGGCTTGAAACTTGTCGCCCATGCGCTTCTGCCAGTCAGCTTCGGACTGCTTAAACAGAGCGCCGTTCACAGAGAAAGTCATGATCCTTCGGGAATGATGGTGTTGGCCTGTTCGTATTGCTCTACCCCGGCCAATGGGTAGAGCACGAAGCCCGGTGTGCGGAAGTACGCCGGACCCTTGCCAGCCTTGCGCCAGCGCATCAGCGTGTCTGGGTGCAACCCCCATCGCTGAGCAAGCTGTGTAGCCGTCAGATACTCAGAAAAGTTCATCGGACTCAGGCTCCTCAACAGGGGCAGGCTCCGGGATGGCGGCGTTCAGATCCTGCACTGCTGCAGTCACCTTCACCGGCTGGATGTCCAGCACCTCCTCTTGGCTCTGCAGCCCGAGCAGCAGATCGCTGGCATATAGGCGCCCCCAGAACGCAGCGGCGCGATAACGGATCATCAGTTCCGGCATGGTCTGCCACTTGCTACCGCTCTTGGTCGCCCATCCCTCCTTCTTCGCCATTCCCATGGTGATGGTCGGCCCCTTCAGCTCCTGCTCGCTTGCCAAATCGGTGGCGACCGCATAGCAGGCCAGGCTGTCACCGCTGCCGCTCAGCTCAAACCGCAACGGCGAGAACCGGCCGCAGCCGTTGACCATCGCAATGATGAAGCTGCTCGACCAAGAAGGCCGTCCATGAATTACATGCAGGTGCTGCATCGCCAGGAACGGACTGATGCCCATCCGATTGGCAATCTCGAGCGCCACTAAGCAGTTGGCGAAACCCTGCTGGCCCTGGAACTGCGGCGGGATCAGCGTGCTGCTGGCCAAGGCCTTGGCGATCCGCTGGGCATCCTCGAAGGCTTGGATGCCACTAGAACACCGAGCCGGCCGACTGGGTTGTTGTGAGTGCTGTTGAGTCGGTCATCAAAATCCCTCGATCTGATCAGGTGTGGGTGCATCAGCCTTCCCGATCATCCATGCCGGCAGGCTGATCGGTTCGATGCGATGGCTGTAGGCAGGCCACTGATTGGCAGCCTTGCATTCCGCCAGCTTCTGCAGATCGCGCATGGCGATCTCATAGCCGCGGTTGATCATCTCCTCATCAGCGGCATAGACACCAACCGCGAACGGTGGTTTCTTCTCCACTGCGATGAAGATGAACCCACTAGGTCGCTTGCCATAGGCAGGCCTCAATGGCCGCCATGTACCAGCCGGCCTGGACGTGATACCGCCACTTGGCGATGCTCCGCTGAAACTCCCGCGGACTGGCATCCTCGGTGGTCTTGAGATCCACCAAGATGCCGCCATCCTCGCTGATCCAGTCCGGCCGGCACTTGCACTGCAGGCCGGTGGTGGCATCAGTCCACATGTGAGTGGTCTCAGCTTCACCGCTGATGCCGAGTAGCAATGCCGCCGCCGGATGGCCGAGCATCGCGCTGCCCATGTGCATGACCAGATCGGCATCCGTCACGGCTAAGCACGGTGCGGCCGTTGGCTGACTCAGCCTCGAACGCTGCCCATGCTTCCTTGCCAGCCTTGGTGCGGCGGTCAAGGCCATCGGGTGCCACGGTGTATTCGGTGTCCCACTTGTCCAGCTCGAGCACATGGGTGTGGACTGCGCTGCCGATGCGCATGGCTGGCGTCGGTTCCGGGATGACCCGCTTCGGGTCCAAGAAGCGCGCCCAGTAGTGCAACGGTGATCGCGCGATGAGATCCAAATGCGACTTCGAGATCGCAGGGTGCGCGTGGTAGTCGGCGTTCTCCATAAGTTGTGGCGACTTGCCGCACCCTATAGCCTGTTGCCAGTTCGTGCAACCCCATGCAGCTCCGCACCTACCAGCAGCGAGCCATCGACGATCTGCGCAATGCCTACCGCTACGGCTACCGCGCGCCGCTGCTCTGCCTACCAACCGGCGGCGGCAAGACCATTGTGTTCGCTGCCATCACCCACGCATCAGCAGGCCGCGGCCGCCGTGTGCTGATCCTTGTCCATCGGCGTGAGCTGATCCATCAGGCATCGGCCAAGCTCACATGGGCAGGTGTCGAGCACGGCATCATCGCCGCTGGCTTCAACCTGTCCAGCCATCCTGTCCAGGTCGCGTCGGTCCAGACGCTCATCCGCCGCCTATCGCGGATCGACTGGCAGCCGGATCTGATCATCATCGATGAAGCCCATCACGCCGCTGCCGGCACCACATGGGGCAAGATCCTCGAGCACTGGCCTGATGCCTACCGCCTTGGTGTCACCGCCACCCCATGCCGCCTTGATGGCCGCGGCCTTGGTGCCACCTTCGATCATCTCGTGCTCGGTCCATCCGTTGCGGATCTGATCGATTGCAAGTTTCTGACACCCGCGCGGATCTACGCGCCGCCGCAGGTGGCCGACCTATCCGCTGTTCGCACCCGAGCCGGCGACTATGCCAACGATCAGGCCGCGGCAGCCATGGATCGCCCATCCGTTACCGGCGATGCCATCAGCCACTATCAGCGCTTGGCTGCAGGCCAGCAGGCCATCGCGTTCTGCTGCAATGTCGCCCACGCTGAATCCGTCTGTGCCGCCTTCACCATCGCCGGCATCCGAGCGGTACTACTGCTTGGCACCACCACCAACCGCGATCAGGTTGTTGCAGATTTTGGTGCCGGCCTGGTGCAGATCCTGGTGACCGTTGATGTGGTCTCCGAAGGCTTTGATGTGCCGGCCGCCAGTTGCGCCATCCTGCTCCGCCCCACCAAGTCGCTTGGCCTCTACCTGCAGCAGGTCGGCCGTGTGCTTCGCCCAGCACCGGGCAAGCAGGCTGCGCTGATCCTTGGACCACGTTGGCAACGTATCCCGCCATGGCTTCCCGGATGATCACCACGATTGGACCCTGGCCGATGGCATTCGCCGCTCTGCTGGTGCCAGTGCGCCATCAGTCCGTACATGTCCAGAGTGCTACGCCTCCTTCAAGCCAGCACCGATCTGCCCATGCTGCGGCGCACAGTGCGCACCGATCAAGTCGCGCGTCATCCGTCAACTAGCTGGTGAGCTGCAGGAACTCCGCCGATCCGAGATGCGCACCGCCAGACGCGCTCAGGGTGCCGCACGCACCCTCGAGCAGCTCCTGAGCCCTCGCCAAGGAGCGCGGCTACAGTCCCGGCTGGGCGTACCGGATCCATAGCGCGCGTGGCCAACGCTGAGACCGATATCCAGCAGCGCATCCGCCTCGCACTTGGCACCCGCCCTGATCTCCGCCTGTTCCGTAATCAGGTCGGCCAGCTCCCAGATCCACGCACCGGCCGCCCCGTTCAGTTCGGCCTCGCCCGTGGCTCCGCTGATCTCATCGGCTGGCGCACCGGTCAGTCATCACTCCCGAGATGGTCGGGCAACGGGTCGCCGTCTTCACCAGCCTCGAAGTCAAGACGCAGCACCGGCCGCCTCACCCCCGCACAGCAGGCCTGGC